GTGCATGATTGACAGCGCCTCGACTTCATTGCGTCTGACCTTGCCGTAGAACGACACCAGGCCGCCGATGACAGCCACGCCCAACATGAACCCGTAGGTTTTTAGTGGGTAGCCCATTGGATCTTTGGCGGGTGATGCCGACTGAGCCCAGGCAATCATTGGCGCCAGCAGCATGTAGGCAATCAGCAGCGTGTAGGCGATGGGGTTCATGTGTCGTTCCGTACATGGCAATGGTCTGCACACATGCTCCCGGTCATTTCGCCGGAATCAAGGATCAGAAGAAGTGAGCCTTGGCGCGCTTGTAGCCGCGGCCACCTGCACGCGAGACGGCCAGTGATGTGGATACCTGGCGCTTTTCGGATTTGCCCGATGCGTCCTGAGCCGACACCATGTCGCGGTACTCTGGCAGCAGCGACAGAGAGGCAATGGCCCCATAGGCAATGTCTTGGGCGTAGCGGTCCACCAGGATGTCGGCAATCTCCGTGGCAGCCAGCGATGGGGCGCGCACCAGATTGACTGTGATGTCCTGGCCCACAACAGGCGGTGCCTGGCTGAGCTTGAGCGAGTCGCCATCGAGCCACGCAAACATCGAGGTGCCGGCCTGGGCTTGGCGGTCTAGGACTTCCTCCAGACCAAACACGTCAATCGGCAGGCCATCCACGTAGACGCCCAGCAGCGCGCTGACATCGTGGCCGGCGAGTGCCAGGCTGTAGGTCGATTGATTCGCCACCGATGGCGTCACCACCGTGGCGTGCAGCACCTTGGACTTGCGGCAAAACTCGATGGCCGCTTGCCGGATGTGCTGGATCACCAGCGGCGCCGGGGCATTGGGCACCGAGGGCATCACGAACGGGAAAATCAGCGTGATGTCTTTCATGTCACTGCGCCTGTGTGAGTGGTGATGCCGCCATCGGCAGGCGCTTGAGGTTCGGGTTTTGGCCTGTCAGCGCCTCAACCTTGGAGTTCATGGAGCCCACGAAAACCTGAGAGAACCGTTCAACCTTGGCCGGGTCCGCGTAGTCGGTCTGCTTCATCGAGGCCCTGGCCACCATGTAGGCGTGAATGTCGGGGGCGTACTCATCGCCCATAGCAACTGTGGTTGTCTCAGCGCCATCGACCAGCCAGCCGGACGAATCAGCCACTGGCGGCAGGCTGATTGGCGCAGGCATGGCGATGTACTTGGCCCGCACCCACACATCACCGCCAGAGGACGGAACCGCTGGCTCCACCATGAAGTGGCGTGGCATCATCGGGTCGACCACCAGCGAGCGAACGGCCGCACCGGTGGTGGCCTGCCAGCTTGGCGAGACGGTATCGAGGATCTTCTTGGAGACGACGTTGATCGCGGTGCCAGGGGTTAGGCCATCGCTACCCATGTTGCACAGCAGCTCCATCAACTGGAGGCCCACCAGGTCACGGCCAGGCGCGGGCTTGACGTTGGCGGCCAGCAGCAATTCGATGCTTTGCAGGCAGCCGGGCTGCAGCTTGATCGCATCCAGGCGGATGCACGACGACGGGACCAGTCGGCAAATGACTGTCAGCGCCTCGTTGTAGGCGCGGATCAGCTCACGGGCTGACCACCGCACGAACTGCGGTTTGTGGTCCTGCAGATCAACGCACACACCCCACAGCAGATCGCGCAGCAGCATGGTCAATCCTCGTAGCGCAACTCAAGCATGACCTTGCAGGCCTGGCGCAGCTTGTCGTCGGGGAGGGTTTGCGCATCGCGCGGTGTGGCACCGCACTTGATCGCATATGCACGCAAGTGATCGCCGCTCATGCGGTCAACGTCACTTGGGTGGTTGCCCTGCTCCACGGATGGAGCATCGGCAGGAATTGGGGCTGCAAGGGCCGGAGCCCCTGCAGCGGTTTGCGGCGCACCAGTTTTGGTGCTGGGCTTCTTGGGCTTGCCCGAGCCTGGAACGCCGCGCGGCATCAGACGCCCTCAACAGCAGCGCGCACAAACAGCGTGGCGCGGATTTTGGAGCCGACTGTGGGAGTGGTCACCGAAGTGAACACGGCGCCCCAGCCGCGATGCGTTGCGCCACCAGCGGCCACCGTGGCGGCAGTCGTGGGAGCGATGCGGGTGCCACCAGCAACAGCCAGACGCTTGATGGCAGCGGCCGTCGAGAAGTCGCCGCCAGAGATGAACTCAGCGCCACAGGTGCGAGCACCCGAAGTGCCAAACTCACCGGACAGCAAACCGAAGTTGCCGGTCATGGTGCCGCCGTTGTCCTCGTGGTCAACAACCAGGTCGACAGGCACGTACCCGAAGGGCAGCGCACCGAACTCGATCACATCGTTGGCCGCGAAGCCGGCGGGGATGACGAAATCGCCAACCAGCGCCACCGTATCGTTGGCGCCGGATGCCGACAGGACGGTCACACCGTTGGTGACCTGAGTGGATTTGAACAAAGCCATGATCAGCTCCTTAGATCGTTGCGCCAGCAGCCAGGCTGTAGGCGTGGTCAACCGAGATCAGGCCGAAGTCCATGCCGTTGTACTGGCACTTCTTGTAGCCCGCGATGATGCGCAGCGTGATCACATCTTCTTCGCCGTGATCCAGGTCCGAAGAGCCCAGTTCGTAGCGAGTGCCGCGCTTTTGACCCTTGACGCCGAACGCAACGGCCACCGCATGAGCACCCAGGAACAGGGAGCGCATGGCGTTGACGTTGGAGCCCGAGCCGTAGTCGCTGAACTTGACGATGGTCTGAGCCTCGTCGATCAGCACGCCGTTGTAATAGGCGTTGCCACCTTGGAAGATTGGCGACTTGGCACCGACAGCGGCAGCCTTGGCCTTCTCCAGAGTCAGCCAGCCAGCGTCACCCGTGTTGCGGCGCAGGTCGTACATGCCTTCGGCGCCGGTCATGAAGATAAAGTGCTTGCCGCCGTCAACGTCAATCGGAGTCATGCGAACGGCCTTGCCGCCTTCCACATCACCCAGCATCTTCTTGGCCTTGAGGTTGGCCTTGTCGATCACGTCGGTGCTGAGGATGTCGCCAGCGGTCAGGGTGGCCTTGACTTTGGTGCCGTCGCCAACTTGCAGGTGGGCAGCGTCAGGGGCCAGGAACGCATTGGGCCAGCCGGCGTAGCCGACAGGGTAGTGCTGCACTTCGTCGCCCACACCGCGAGAGCCCGAGAGGGTCATCACAATCTGTTCGTCGTGGACTTCAGCGGCCCAGTCAGAGATGCGCGACTTGGCCTGTTCAGCGATGTCGTAGGGGACACGCTTCTGGTCCATGATGTCGCCGACGTTGATGGCTTGACGGTGCTTGTCAATGCGCATCTTGTCGGTGAAGTGGGACAGCTTCTTTTCGCGGCCTTCCAGCTTTTCGGAGCCCTCGATGGGCTTGCCCTTGAGCTTGGCGATCAGGTACGTGGTGACCTCATCGCCGGGGCCCGATTCCAGACTGGTCTTGCGGACCACTGGCAGTGCGTCTTTTTCCGTGCCGGTCATCGACTCGAAAAAAGACTTCTTCTTGGTGTCGACGGCAACATCCGTCTCCCAGATTTTGACCGCACCGGGATCGGTGGGCAGAATTTGCGTGCGCGCCATGTTTCTTCTCCTGAGAAGGCACACGACGCACTCCTGCGCGTCAAACAATCACCCGTGAAGGTGCTTACTTTTGGGAATCACCCCCGCGCTGAGGCGGTCTCCTGATCTTGACATCAGCACCCGCCTCAACACGAAGACGAGCGCGTTGGCCCGACTTCTGTTCGAGCGTAATGACAATTTCGCCGGAATCAAGGGACACCCCAGACAGGCGCACAGCCTGGCCCGGGGCAACATCGACCGTCATGGCGCGGCGCTCAGTCATCAGCCCCTCACAGTCGCGCGGAATGCGTTGGTGCGGGCAGCTGGCGGCAGGCTTGCGAGCATGGCCTCAGCGGCATCGGGGTCCAGGCCCTCGAACTGACTCAAAAAGTCATTGCCCACGGGCGTTGCGCCGGCTGCAGGGATGCCGCCCAGGGTGGGCGGGACATCGCGCTTGGCTGCGGGAGCCGCTGGCGCTGCGCTCGTGGTCGCTGCAGCCGGAGCCGCGGCGACTGGCGTGGGTGCTTTGCCGTTGAGCACGCACACCAGTTCATGCGCCTTGGCTGCGCGCTCAGCGAACGTCTTGCCCGCCCACTCCGCATCGGCGGCCAGGGCCGACAGTTGAGCATCGAACTGGTTGGCAACTGCCGGGTTGGCGTAGTCGATCACACCGGCCGCGCCCTTGGCGATCTGAACCAGCACCTTGGTCTGGTCGGCCGCTTCGCGCTGTACGTTGGCGCTGGCCAGGGCTCGCTGGGCTGAGACTTCCTGCAGCAATTCGTCCTGCTGATCGCGCAGCGTGCTGGCCTGACTGCGCAGGGCCTGGATCTGGGCATCCCTCTCATCGTCGCTCAGATCGCCCTGGTTCCACTGGTCGCGCACAGCTTGGATTTTGTCGCCGACTTCGGCCTCCTGGTCACGCAGGGCCTTGCGTTGGGTTTCCATCGCGGCGATGTCGCCCACCTGGTAGGGGGCTGGAGCCTGGGGCTCTTGCTGCTCCTGGGTGGCTTCGACTTGCTCGGGTTCGGCCTGTGCTGGATCTTCTCCCTGGGTTTTGGTGGCTGCTGCTTCGGCAGGCTGGCCGGTTTCCTCGGCTTCGGCGGCCAGGGCTTCGGCATCACGCTCAGCCTGCGCGGCGTCTTGCTGCGCCACAGCCTGCTCAGCATCGCGGGCTTGCAGGGTTTCGATTTCGGCCGGGCTCATGTCGGCATCAAACTTGCTCATGTCAACTCCTTCAGTTGGTTTCAGATTCGACAGCCACAGCCCGCAGGCCCTGGTCCGTCATGGTCAGGCGCATGGTGCGCCGGTCCAGGCCCTTGAACTGCACGATGGAGCCCTCCTGGTGATCGGTGGGCAGCTCGGTTTCGCCTTCAGCAATCTCGGGCGTCATCTGGGCCACATGCAGGTGGGTGACGCTCACGAGTTCCACGGGCAGCACGGCGCCGGATTCGGTGATGGCCACGCCAGGCTCGGGCGCCTGCTCAGCGGCTGGTGCGTCGGTGGTGGGCGTCGGCTGCTCGGCGATCGGCTGCTCAATCACGGGCTCAGCCTTGGGCTTGGGTGCTTCAGGCGCTGAGGCCTTCTTGGTCTTGACGGTCATTGCATTGCTCCTTGTTCGGGGGGTTGGTCGGGTGGTGGCAGCATCGGCGCGGCCTGCGGTTGGGGTTCGGGTGGCAACTCAGGCTGCATCGGCTGCTGCATCGGCATGTCGATCACCTGGGGTGCGTTCTGGTCTTGAAAGCCCGCGCTCTTGAGCAGTTCATCGGCGGCCGGAGCGGTCGATGGGCTCATGGTCAGGATCTGTCCAGCCTGTGCGGCCTTGAGCATGGCGTCAAGGCGGGCAACCATTGCAGCGGCTTCGGCGCGTGAGCCCTCGGCCATCACCTTTTTGATCTGGGCTTCGACCTGCGCCATCTGCAGCTCGGCTTGCTTGGCGGCCTGGGCCTGCTGGTCCTGCTGCGCCTGCACGTCCTCGGGCGTCGGGTCTTTGTCCGGGTCGCGCTGGCCTGTGACCTCACGGATGCGGGACAGGAACTCGGCCTTGTTGGGCACGTCAGCCCACTCAAACACCAGATCGAGAATGGCCACCACCACATTGGGAGCGGCCTGGGACAGTTGGCCCATCATCTGCATGGTCTGCTCAAACGCAGCTTGTGCCAGGTGTTGCTTCCAGGGCTGGTCACTGATCACGAACGTGGCCTTGTGTCGCGTCACGTCGTTGAGCTTCTGCCCCGTCACCGGGTCGACCTGGTTGAGCTTGAAATAGTCCAGCTTGTAGCGCTCGCCCGTTACGCTGAAAATCTTGGGCTCGGTGTAGTACTGCTGGATCAGGCTGATGGTCAGCTCGCCCTCAATCTGATGGGCAAACAGCAGGTTGTCGAAGATTTCCGCCGTGACCATCGAGCCCTGCTCTTGCTTGGCGATCACTGCCTTGCCCGATTGGGTGCTCCCGCCCATGCCGCGGTTCTCGGATGTGACGCCGGAGACGGAGCGAATCGACATCACGTCACGCTCAGCCAGGCCCAGGTGACCCTGCGCGATGTCTAAGTGATCGCGGATCTGGACCTTGCCGCCAGACAGTGCCCCGCTCTTGAAAATCAGGATGCCGTCGGGGGCGGCCTGCTCGTCGCGGATTTCCTCCAGCGACATTTCATCCTCGTCGATGGCGTCGGCCTCGATGCGCAACTGGTTCACCGACAGCAGGAACTGCGCCTTGGACATGCGCTTGTTGTAGCTATCCTGCGGCCCACGCACAGCGCGGATCACGCCATAGGGCAGGCCGTCGACCGCGCGGCGGTAGCACCACACAGGCACGAACGGAAATTCGTTGTGGGCGTAGGGGCTCCAGCCTTCAATCAGGGTGTCGAACTCGGTCATGATCGAGCAGGACATGCGCATCTTGAGCGTGTCGTGGGTGTTTGCTCCCAGGCCAGTGCCGCCCCCATCAATCTCTCTGGACCAGCACTCGATCAGCAGGACGCGGCGGCGCACGTTGAACATGCTCGCGCTGGAGTCGATGTTGACCCACTTGCGCGATGAGCCAGAGCCAAACCCAGAGATCGGATACCCGCCCGCCCAGTTGCCAATCATGGCCTCATCGTCGGCGGCCAGCGCAGCCTTCTCCAGTTCGGCCTTCTTGTCGGGGAACCAGGCCTGCGCGATGTCAAGATCCACTTCTTTGAAGCGGAACAGGTAGCGGCCATCACTCAGGTCCAGCTTCTTGGCGCCGATGGAATCGTGCAGGATGTTGCGCCAGGACTCGGCCCGGGTGTAGATCGGCTCATCGTTGGGGTCAGCCCGAACGCCCACCTCGATCCAGCCCAGGCCCGGGATGAAACAATCCTTGGCCGCTTGGCTGCGCTCAAAGGGCGTGCGGTTGACGTCTTCCAGGTACTTCAGGAGCTGGGTCTTGATCTGCGCATCGTCTGCCGCCTCCTTAGAGTCGTTGCCACGGGCGATCACGCGGAAGTCTCGGCGCATCCGGCGCTCCATGCCGATCAGCCAGTCGGCCGTTGGCTTGACCTCGTTGTAGACCACTGGGTTCTGGCCGCGGCGGCGGATCTCGGCGGCCTCCTGTTCGGTCCACTGGATCGAGTCGTAGTAGTTCTCGTCCATGGCCATCTGATAGCGGTTCTGTTCCTGCCGCTTGAGCTCCATCACGAACCAGGACTTGCGCTGGCGGAATCGTTCCTCGGCCGTGGTCCGGTTGCCGTAGCCGTCCTTGCGTGCGGCCGGCTTCTTGGTCTCGCCCTTGGGGGCCTCAAAAACTTCGCTCACAGCTCGGCCTCCCTCAGTGTCTTGCCGTTGGTGTCCACAATGGATGCTTCGATCAGGGCTTGGCCAGCGTCAGCCAGCCGAACGTCGCGGGGGCTAGGCGGCATCATGATCAAGTCGGGGATGAATCGCATGATCGTGTCGACCAGCTTGCTCACCTCGCTCTTGAGGTAGGCTCTGCCCAGCGTTTCCAGGGCACAAGCGGCCTCGTAGAAGCACTCGTCTGTGGGGCTGCCATCGGGCTCGGCGTACTTGCCTGCGCTGGAGAGGCAAATGCCGAAGGCGCCAGACTCACGGCCAGCGTGAGCCGACCAGATCACCATGATGGGCTCGGACTCGCGCCCTTCGTTGAGCCATTCCAGGCTGACCAGGTAATCGCCGTGCTGATGCACAGCGCGGGCGTTCGGCCCGCCTACCTGGAACATGGGGCGGCCTGATGCGCCCAAGATGGGGTTTTGGGTGTTCATGCTGTCCTGTGGTTGCGTTCGCGGCGTGATCGCCTGTCGTCTTCTGAGCGCATGGATGGCGCCTTGTAGCCTTGGGCAAACTGGCGCCATGCGTCGGCGCCGTGGCTGGCCCAGTTGTGCAGCGGGATCGCGCTCCAAATGCCCTGCTTGTCGTTCCACTCAAACTGGTAGCCGTCCAGGCACTTGATGCCAACCCCGCACCCGAGGTCTTCGCCAGCCTCTTCGTTGGGGGTCTTGTCGTAGAACCAGTGGTTGCCCTTCAGGGCTTTGCGGGTGATCTCAATGCCGGTGTCGATCTTGGGGATGCGCGGCACCACCTCGATGTTTCGCATACCCAGCTTCACCAGGTCTTTGTGCTTGGTGGTCACGACGGCGCCAAGAATCTCGGTGTCGGCGTCATGAGGCAGGAAGTGCTTCCCCCATCCGTACCCGTGGCGGATTCGGTGGGCCTCACACACATCGCGCCACCACCAGGTCAGATCCTTGCCGCTCTCGTGGCGGTAGTAGAACCAGCGGTGTTGCACGCCCACCTGCTGATGCCACCAGATCGCGGTCTTGTCGTTCAAGCCGAAGTCCCAGAACGTGTTTACCGGGTAGTTGGGGTCAAATGGGACAGTAGTCAGGCGGCCCTGCTCGCGCAGCCATGTCATCTGCTCACCGTACACAGCACCCTCGATGGCCTGCTCAAAGGCCTCCTTTGGGGTGGCCGGGTACTCCTGCTTCATCTTCTTGCCCTGGGTCTCGGCCTTCTTGGCGTACCAAGCGCGCTGACCTGGGCTCAGGGTGATCTTCAGTTCGGCCTCGAGTTTGCGGAAGTAGGCGGCCAGCGATGGCGGGATGTCGACAAGCTCCGTGTCTTCGGCGCTCATGCTGTAGTCCCGGCACTCATACCAGGGGTAGAAGTGCAGGCGCCAGTCCAGGGCGGTTTCTGGCTTGCCCTGCTCCCTGCGCTTCATGGCGGGCTCGCACAGCTCGTAGAAGAGGCCAAAGGCCCCCTCTGCGGTGCTCTCCACCACGATGCAGCCGTCTTGGGGCACAGACTCAAAAGCGCCGGTCTTGATTTCCTCCGCGCGCTGGGGGAACTTCAGGGCGATCTTTCCCAGTTCAGAGACGTGCAGCAACTGCACGGTGCCGCCGCGGCTTGAGACGCTGACGCTGATCGTGCTGGGGTGCAACTTGCCGTCCGCATCAACGTGGCCAAAGACAATTTCACTGCCCTGGTTCTTCTTGATGATGGGGAACATCGCCTTGATCAGATCAGGCAGGTGCTCGTAAGCGAACTCCACCTTCTTGAACAGCTTCCCCGCATTGGGCAGGGTGTCGGCGATCACAACGCAGTTGAAATCCCGGTTGAACATGGCTTGGTCCAACTCGAGCACCTGCATCAGCGTGGAAAACCCAAGCTGCCGGGCTTTGAGGATCAGGTTGCGGTGCCACAGGTTCGCAATGAAGTCGCGTTGCTGGTCGTTCATGGTGAACGGCACAGCCTTGGCGTCCTTGTTGACGATCCAGTAGAGGTTGTCCAGACGCCATTCAAGATCATCCAGGCGCGCATCTGGGCTCAGTGCGGCCTCGATGTTGAACTCGACGGCCACGGGACGCTCAAGCACCTCGCTCATGACGCATCGCCCTTCTTGGGTGGGGCGATGGGCAGGCGGCCAGCAGCGCGCTGGTGGAGCCCAGCAGCAAAGCCGGCCACCAATTCGGCGAGGCCTTGCCCCTTCTGACTGTTGTCTTTCTCGTAAAGGCCCAGGTGCTTGAAGAGCTTTTCTGAGGCGTCTTGCTTCGAGTGCGTAAGCACCTGCAGACCGTCCTTTGTCACCTTCACGCCAGCGTACAGAGACACGGCAGCAGAACTGAGCTTGCTGGTGTCCTTCATGATGTGGCGGCCTTGCCCTTCGCCGAAGCACTCTTGGCAATCCGGGTTTGGATCAAGCCTTGGGTTCCAGCCAATGCCGCCCTTTTCGTTGAATGGGCCAGGGGCAGGCTCGCCGGCACGGATGGCCTCCCTGACGGCAGCGGCGTGCGCCTCTCTGTCTCGCTCCATTTCGCCCACGGTGCGCTGGTACTGATTGCCCTCGCCATAGCAGTAGCGGCAGCAGCCGACACGCCACTCGGTCAACTCTCGCGCATCGGCCGTGGCTACATTCCAAGCCTCTTGCAGCACGGTTTCGCGCTTGATCTCGAGCTTGGCGGTGGTCTTTTGCCGCTCAGCAGAGATAAAAGCCTGCACCTTAGGATTTCCAAGGAGCTTGCAACCCTCAACCGAGGCAGTTGTGTACTTCGCCCCCGGATAGGATTTGAGGTAGGCCTGAGTGGCGTTCAGATCAACGAGGTAGTGCTCACAGAAGAGCCGCACCTTGGGTGCTAGATCCTCTCCCGAGGTCTGGTTGACTGGTGTTTTTGCCTTGGTTGCCAATGCGGCAGCCGCACCATGCTTGCGCGGCGCGGCCTTGGGTTTTGCTTTGCTCGGTGCTGGCGCTTTGTCTGCCACCTTCGCCTTCCCAGCCTTTGCCGACACGTCAGAGCGCGTCCGTGGCTTGCTGGGGGTAGGTGTTGGTGACGCACTCTTGCGCGCTGGCTTGGGCATTGCTTGATTCCGTGGGCACCCCTTTGGTGGGGAGCTTTTATGCTCGTGCGCATTTCGCCGGAATCAAGCGGCATGAAAAAACCCGCCGAAGCGGGTGTGGTGGCGGGTGGTGCTGGGTTAATTTCAGGTCATTGGGTAGCCTCTGGTTGGTGGCCTGGTGGATTTTTTGCAGTGCGGGGAATTCTAGGTGCTTTAGCCAGGGCGCCGCCTCTTAACATCCATCGCTCCACCATGTCCCCGAGGGAAATATCAACCTTCCGAAGACTGGCCAAAGCCTCTGCATCAAGTGGATGAGGTAAATCCTTTGGATCGTCGGGCCCCTTGTCGTTGGTAAAGCGCTTCTCGATTTCCCACGCCAAGTCGGGCCGGATGGCCAAGAATCGCAGGAGTTGGCGCTCCGTTATCTGGGTGCCAATTATCGGTTTCAAGTAGCCAGGGTGCCCCGCCGGGGCAAGTCGCAGCCCGTCAGGCAGATCATGAAATCTATTGGCCTCTTCGTGCCAATACTTGGCCACATAGACTCCATCACCAGGCCTGTACTCATGTAGATTGCCAAGCATCCGCGCGAATGTCTCCAGACCGCCAAACAGTGTTTCCACTTGAGCAAGGCCGAGACTCTTCTTGGTGCCATTTTTCATCTTCACTCCTTTGCCTGCTTGTCCAGCCAATCTCGGATGGCCTGGTCTCCGATGCGTTTTCGGGTTTCTCGCTGGCGCTCATTGAGGCGCAGCGGGACCGTCTTGAGCTTTTCCGACTCTGGCAGGCGTGGCCGGTGTGCGGGGCGTTTGGGTGGTTGGGTCATGTCAGGCACGGTAGATTGTGCCGACCAGTGGGGCGGGCTCTTTGTCGCGGTTGGCGAGGTTGTAGGGGGCGTGGAGGCAGTCGTTGCGCTTGCAGTAGTCATCTGCATCGGACGACAGATCAAAATGAGCCATCACACGGCCGGTGGGTGAGAGGGCGAGGTGTACGAGTTGATTCATGGTGGGCTCCTGTTCACGGTTTGCGTTTTTGCTGCGATAGCAGCCGGGCAGTTTGTGCTGCGGCATTGACGGCCCTGGTGCGGGCCTGTTTTTCGCGGGGCGTCTCGGCGTTGGCCGTGGCCTCGATGCGGTCAGCAAGGGCCCGCAGTTTGCGGGCCGCTGCGATGTAGCTGATGGGTTTCATGATCGGCTAAACCAGTCGGAGATTGGTCGGCTTGGTGGGCATCTCAGCAGACACCGCCTCAGCCACAAACCGCCCCATCTCTGTCAGGCCCTCGATGTGGACGGCGACTGCCTGAACCTCTGTCCAGATATCAATGCACTCAGGCAGCGTGATGTCGCGTTCAAAACCAATCTCGTCGCGCCGCCTGGTTGGGTCTATTGCCGCATACCGCCATTCGCCGCTGTGCTCAAAATGGAGTTCGACGCGCGCCATGACGTCTGCCGCCGTGAGTGCCTGCGTGCGGAACGTGATGGCCTGCGCGTGCAGTGTCCGCTCGCGGTCAACGGTCAGCCCAGGACGGGCGAGACGCTCAGCGAGCCACCTGTCGGCCCATGCCAAACGGGCACGCAGCTGCATGAGCGGGTGCCCCTCGCGCCCAGGTTGGGGCTGCACCCACGACGACAGAGCCGATCTGATGCCAGACATTAGAGCATGGGGTGTCGAGGCGTCGAATTCGATGGCGCGAGACCTGCCATTGCTGATCCTGAATTTCATGTTTGCTCCCTGCGGGGCAGCGACTGCCCCGGCTGCGGATGGTTAGATCAATTCGAGGGTGTGGCCGACGGTTTTGCCGTGAGCACGCGAGATGTGGGTTTCGTTGCAGTCGTCAGCGTAGACGTTGATGGCCGTGTCAACACCGTCATCCGTGATGAGTTTGAAAACAAACTCATCGTCGCTGCTACGGATGCTGGTGACGGTGCCCTCGGTGGTGTACCAAGTTCCGGACGAATCCATAACTACCTGGCGGATTTTGTTGCCGATTTGAACTTGAGTTGGGGCGATTTGTTGTGCCATGTGATCTCTCCTGATTTGCTGTCCAGCACCGCGCTGTCCATGCAGTTAATGTATTGCAACAACATGGCGGAGTCAACTACTTTTTGTGTTTCTTTTACTGTCACTCAGCCTGTGGCTCAGCAACCTCGCATACCAGGGCTCTGGTGGCTCGCCTGGGCGGGTTGGTGCGTGCTTGGCGGTGATCCACCAGATGCTTTCTGCCATGCGCTGGGCTTTGCGCTGGCAGGCTGGGGAGCGCTTGGAGTGTGGGCGGCGGTGTTTCATGCCTTGAATCCAGGCGCTGGCACATTCATGGGTACCCGGCCGGCGCGCTTGAGGGTGTTGTAGGTCTGCTGAGCCCAGGCCTGCCCCATCTCTGCGCTGGCGTGCTTGTCGCCCAGCTTGTACTGGTCATAGAGCTCGTGGCATCCCTGCTTCCCGCCCACGGTGGCGCAGAGTGGGAACGTGTGGTTGTCGGGCGCCTTCAGGCTCATGCCCTTTCCGCGATTGATGTGGGCGGCCTGGCTGGAGCCCTCTCGCTCGCAGGCGCAGCACGGCAGGCTGGCGACGGCGCGCAGGTAGGCGGGCGACCGAGCCGGGCGATCTTTCTCGCTGGCTGGGGTTGGCGCCATGTCGCTGGCCGTGGCCATCCTCCCCGTTCTGGTTGCGGCCGTCAGGGTCACGGGTTGCGGGGCGTCTTCGTCCAGGCCTTCCAGGGCTGTGCGCACCTGGTGGGCTTTCACCCCAAGGCGGCGGGCCAGGGCGCGGATTTCTTTGTCGGCGTCGGCGAGGTTCATTTTCCAAACACCAGCAGGGCGGCGTCTCGGCCATGGCTGGAGGTGCGCCCGGTCCAGCCGGTGAGCTTGGCGAATGTCTCGGCGTCCCACTTGGTGGTGCCTGCGGTGGGTTTGATGGCCCTGTGGGCAATGCCGTGATCCCCCAGGAACTCAGCCCAGATGGTGCAGTCGCGTTTGATTGACCCGGCGCCCTCTCTGACTGCCGCGCCGTATTTGCGCTGCTCGGCGTCCATCTTGCCGAACCAGGTGCGCAGGCGGGCGTCCTCGAATGTGACGCTGTGGAGCATTCCGGCGCGGTGGAGCTGCAGCACGTAGTCCATCGCCTCGTGAATTTTGAGGGTGCGAACTGCGGCCAGGATCTTGGCCTGAGCATCCCAGGCGGCGTATCCGGTCTGGGCGCCGGGGTCGATTCCGATGTGGATGGTGGTCATGCTTCCTTCCACTCCCCACACCAATCTTCTGAGTTTGTGCAAGGAACCCCCCAAAACACTGTGGAATCACTTGCGTAGGCCTCCCCATGGTCATGGCCATTTATCTGCCACTGCATAACCTGAAGGCCGTCAATTACCGGTGGGTAGCGGTGACAATTTCCATTGGCATTTGGATCGCCCAGCATGGGTTTGAAGAACTTGCAGGTTCCACACATCTCGGGCGTGGCTGGTGTTTTGGTTTTCATGCTGTTGTTTTCTCCGTCTCAAGTTCCAGCTCAAGCTGGGTTTCATTCGTGGTTTTGCGGCGCTTTGGGGCGGCCTGGATTGCCCGGGTTCGGGCTGCGGCTTCGGTCAGACCCATGTATCGGGCGCATGTGGGGCCGTAGGCCATGACGCCACGGCGGGTTTTGACTGTGGCAGCGGGGGTTTTGAAGATGGGGCGGTTGCAGCGAGTGCACTTCATTCATCGACCCCCTTCAGCACGTTGGCCGCCTGCTCGCATCGGACCTTGTAGGTGACCAGCTCGTACAGCGTCTCGCGGTACACGTCCATGTGCTTGGCAATCTGTTCGCGCAACTCCTCGTTCTGGCTTCTCCAGACCTCGATGCGAAGCTGGGCGGCCACCATGCGCCAGCGCAGGGCTTCTTCTTCCTCAATGGCGGTCTGGGTTGCCCGGATGTGGTCGGCGTAGCGCTCATCGGCGTAGGCTTCGCGCTCCTGGGCGGCCAGAGGCAGGCTCAGGTGCTCGCGCATGATCTTGGCCTTGAGCACCTTCCTGAACTCCTCCAGGGAGTACCGGTTGGCCTTGGCCTGGGCGTGCTTGGGCGCCATCTGGATCAGGGCGTCTACCGCCTTTTGGGGGTCGGCGTGTGCGCTCTCTGTCATGGCGCGACCTTGCGATAAAACGCCAGCAGAACCCTGATCTGGATTTCGTCAGTGACGTAGGTGCGCTTGATGCGGACCCATCCATCGCGGACCTCAAGAACGGTCACGCGGGTTCGGTTGAACGGGTTTCCGTCGTACCACTCAAATACATCCCCCCTCATCGGTTGCCGAAGAAGGCGCCAGAATGTAAACCTGATGAAGTTCATACCATCTCCCTGGCCCATTCAGCCTTCAAGTCGTCTTTGATCCACTCCGAAGCGAACCGGCCTTCGGTTCGGCGGACGCCCTCGATGTACTCCCGGCGCCCCGCTGTGGTCCTGATTCCGCGCACGTTCTCCATGTGCCGCTTGTGCGCCTCGGTCTCAGGGCAGTCGGCAATGGTGCGGCCTGTGATGGGGTCGGTGGTCATGCGGGCTCCAGTCGTTCCAAAACGGCATCAATGCGCCTGCCAATCCATGCAACCACTGGAACAGCCCACGAGTTACCCAGGGCCTTGTAACGCGGGCCGTCTGGGCACTCGCTGGCTGGCTTCTTTCGCCATGGGATGGCGGTGTAGCCGTCAGGAAAGCCTTGCAGGCGCTCGCATTCCACGGGGGTGAGGCGGCGCACTTGCATTGCAGTCAGCAGCGCTGGAGGCGGACTTGAGCGATCCAGGCTCGTTGTGTATTCCTCGTAGACCTTGCCAGCCTGGTTGCTCTGTGTGTTGTGCAGCTTGGTGGTATAGGCCACGCCGGTGGGATTCTTCGCCCCCATGCTTGGTGCCAGATCCCCGGTGCTGGCGTGCTGCGTGCCGCTCAGGTTTGCCGGGAAGGCAATAGCAGGAGGGTGCGCCCCAGCAGCCAGCGGATGGCATGGATCACCGGCCTGCGGATTGCTTCGGTTGGCTGCGCTGGTGATCTGGGTGGTGTCGAAGGCCATGGGCACCAGAAGCCCGGATTCGGCGTCCTGCTGAGTTGCGCTCCCGGCGGCTTTTCCATTTGCTTGAAGGGCTCCTGCCAATGCCTCCACCGGGATCACATGCCCACCGCACGCCCCATCAGTTCCGGGAAAGCCGCCGCCATTTGTCCGGGCATCCAGCGTTGCGACGGTGACCGGCACCAAAGGCGTACCCCGCCCCGTGCCATCTTCGCTGGCGTCGAAGCCTTCGCCGCGCAGGGTATGGGCCGTTTGCTGGACCAGCAAAGTTCCGGCCTCAAAATCGCCTGGGTTGTGGCAACCTCGATTCGCAGTCAGAGTTGCAGCGTGCCCGATTGATCCGCCAGTGTTGCCGCCACCGTATGCCGCTAACCCAGCAGTAATTTCGACGGCCGGGCCATCATCACCCTCACAGTTCGGGCAACCAAAGGCGCCTAGCTTTTCGGCAAAGATGTGTCCGCATCCACACTGCAGCGCAGGGCCGAATGGAGCGCGGCCGGCAACGTCTTGCCCCGCGCCTCGGCTCGGCGCAGAATCCCGGCGCAGGCCGTCGCGCTCAAAAAGAACCTCTGCGGGATCGAACCCGTTTCGAGCACTTGCGACAACGAACACACGGCGGCGCCGTTGGGCCAGGCCGAAATATTGGGCATCCAGAACCCGCCATGCGACTGCTCGCGTGGGTCCATACACACAACCAGCGTCCGTCCATTTTTCCCCTGACGGCTCCAGTGCTTCGGATTCGCCCACCAGGGCCCCGAGGAAGCAACCAAAGGCGTTGTCTTTGGTGTTGAGGACGCCGGGGACGTTTTCCCAGAAGACGATTGAGGGGGGGCGACCTGATCGGGCGCGAACAAAGTCGATTGCATCAGCAAGCTCCGCAAATTTAAGGGTCAAGCCGCCACGGGCATCGCCCAGCGAAGCACGAAGGCCGGCCACACTGAATGCTTGGCACGGGGTGCCGCCGCAAAGCAGGTCTGGTGCCTCGACTTCGCCGGTCAGGATGCCTCTGGCGATCTTGGTCATGTCGCCCAAGTTGGGGACGCTGGGGTAGTGATGGGCCAGGACGGCGCTTGGGAATGCCTCGATTTCAGCGAAGGCGCTGGCTTTCCAGCCAAGGCCAGACCATGCAACCGATGCGGCCTCGATGCCGCTGCAAACACTGAGAAATTTCACGCCACCACCTCCGCCACTTCCCGCGCCGTCTTGGCCGTGATCTGCCGCGCCCAAAACACCGCTTTGGCGATCTGGCTGACCGGCATTCCGTTCGTGATCTGGATGGCGCAAGAGGTGGCCTCCTTGATCAGCGGCACAGCGCTCGTGTCCCAGCGGTAGCCGTCCTTGGCCATCCGCATCAAGGCGTCCATTGCCTCGACCATCACCGAGCCAACGTCGTCAGGGTCGGCCCACCCCTCCATCGACTTGATGGCAGGGGCGATCACGTCAGCCAGGGTGACGATCATTTGGGCCCTGGGCTCGCCTTCTTGGTAGCTGTCCATCAGCTCGAAGTGCTTGACGCGCCAGCGCTCCAGGCCTGCGGCCTCGGCGCGCTTTAGGGCCGGGTGCTCGTACTTGCGGCCTGGGTCGTGCTTGTACTTTTTGCGGGGCTTGGTCATGCGAACTCCATTTCGCGCGCCTGGGCCTGGGTGGGGCCCGCCAGGACGTGCAGCATGGCCGCCTGCTGGGTCTTGGCCTTGCGTGCGTAGTACTGGCGCAGGGACTTCTCCCGCTTGGTCATGGCCTTGGGCCGGGGGGCATCGCGCCGGGCGCCCATCGCAAAGACGCGAACCGGGTAGCCGGATACGGGGGCATCCCAGGCGCAGACGTGGACCAGGCCCTGCTGGTGCATGTGGTTGATCAACTTGCCGGCCGTGCTGGGACTGCAGCCCGATCGCTCGACCACATCGGCAATCGTGGCGCCGCCATCAAGGGCCTTGACGATCTCGCAAAACAGCACGGTGTTGGCGTTCGCTCGCGTCCGGCCACCTCGGCCCCATGCGGTTTTTGGAACCTCACCTTCCTTGGTCATTGGGGCTGGAACGCTCTCGCCGCCACCAGCCGCAAAGATGGCCGGAGGCGTGCCGCGGATCGCAACATCCCACCCAACAACCCGAGCCAGGCCCATCTGAACGAAGTGGCGCAGCACCTTGCGCATGTGGGTCAGGCCCAACTTGTGCAGACACGATGCCTGCCGGGCCGTCATTGGCTCTTTGCCGATCAGCTTGAGGATGTCCGCCAGATCGCACACGCTCATGTGCTGGCCGACTTTGGCTTTTTGGGTCATGCAGCAGCCCTCGCGTTGACGGCCTTGGCAAGCTCTGCCAGGTCAAACGGTTGAGAGGTGTCAATGCCCGTCTTGGACAGCAACTCGGCACGCAGGGCGATGCGCCAGAACTCGCGCTGCCGGGCTGTCAGGCTTTGACGCATCCCGCTCATCTCCATCCGCATGTGCTCGCGCTGCCGCTTCAGGTGGTCGGTGGCGACTGGCATCATGGTTTTGCGGATGCCCACAACGGCCGCAGCCAATCGCTCGGGATCTGGTTTCGGAGCCTCAATCGTTAGCACGTCAGCCACCTCTGGGGCGCGACGGCACAACTCGCGGAACTGCAGGACTGTGGGCGGGTTGTCCGTGGGCAGGTTCTGCAGGGCGTAGGTGATGGCCTTGTGGCGCTTCTCCAGGCCATCCAGCTCATGAGACCAATCAGCCTTGACCTTGGCCAGATCCAGGCCAGACCATCGGCCAAGGAATTGATGCCCGTAGATCATGGCCAACTTCTCGAACAGCTTTTCGACCCAAGCCATGGGCAGGCCTTTAGCCGATGAGTTTGAGTTCTGCATTGACTTGCTCCGTAATGTCGGTGGTGGTTGCCCGTGCGGGCTCTACGAGGTGCCGAAGGTGTGGGGCCACCAGGGAGGGGCAGGCCTGGGCCATGGCCATCTGGGCGGCGGTGGGCGGTTTGGTGAATGCCTGTTGCTGCGGGCGATCTCTCGGCTTGATCCAATCGGCATCCATGCCTTGAGAGCCCCGGCGACACCAGGCCTTGAGGAAGTCCTCAAGCTGCATCCCCGCCTTGTTGGCCTCTTCAATGGCCCCGTTGATGACGGTCTTCGTCACGCTGGCTCGCTTGTCCTTGCGCAACTTGAGCCAGTCGGCCCAGGTTTGATCGGACACGTTCTCTGGCTTCGGGACTGGTGGGGGTGTCGGCTTGCGCGAAGCGCGAGCGGGCTTGGCCTCTTCTGAACGAAGTGAAGAAGAGAAACCGGTTCCGGTTCCGGTTCCGGTGTCGTCTTTCCCATGTCCGTCCTGTTGCTGTCCGTTGTCTGTCCCGTGGGACATTTGTGGGACACCTACGGATGACTGCGCCTGTCTTTCGGCTTCCACGCGGGCGCGGTAGTCAGCCTTGCGCTGTCTCTCGTCGCTCTTGCGGGACAGCATGTCCTTGACGCGGGACACGATGGTGTCGTGATACAGGCGACCGTCCTCGGCAAGCCACCATCCACGTAAGACAACCTCAGCCATGGGTTCCCACAGCCTGGGTGGGATCTTGAGCTTGGCGCGCACCAAGGCGCGATCAGCGGGCATGGAGCCGCACGGCACTTGCTGCCAGGCAGTCGTCCACATCATCAAAAGCGCGTGCTGCGCCATTGGCACTTCGGCGGCCAAGTCCCAGGTGTCGGACTGCTTGATTTGCTCAAGATCAAGCTCAAACCGCCACCCCTTGGCCTTTGTGTCTGCTGGATATGGGATTGGTTGGGGGGTCACACAACCCCCTTGCAGTGGCCATCCACAAACACGCACCGGTTGGCGTTCATGCGCCCGTGGCTGGTCTGCCTGATGAATCCCCGGGCGATCAACTTGTCCAGCATGGACAGCACCGAGTAGCGGGCCTTCCTTGCTAGTTCGCAGGCTGTGGGGTGTTGCATGAGTGAAATCACGGTTGGGTGCTCCAGGGACTTGATGAGGTGGACCATGGCCACGAGTTCGGCATCCAGGTGGCGCTTTCTTTCGCGGCTTGGCCGTTTGCGGGCTCTGTGGTGGCTCAGGCTTTGCATGAGTCCGTTGTCTTGAGGTGATCGGGCCTGCACTTGGCGCCAAGAACCCGCTTTTCATCCGGGCTGTAGGCGCAGTCGGCGCAGAAGTCAAAGTCGGTGTTGAACACCGCGGTGGCGCCTTGGCTGGTCATGGGGCCAGGGGCCTCGCTCTCGTCTTGCGTCTCGTCGGCTGAGATCAGGTATTGGATCCAGGTGTCCCGGTCGGCGAAGCACGGCGGCGCCTTGGGGGCCAGGGCGCCTATCAACATCACGCGAATGGCTCTTGTTGACCTCATGGCATCCCTGTTTAAGCCGTGACGTTCCCAGCGATGCGCTTGATGCGCTGCGCTTCCATACTGGCCACATGCTCAAACCCGAACACCCGAACGTAAAGCGTCGTGCGAATCAGCTCACCCACCGGCACCCCAGCCTTGGCCGCCTCCATCTGCAGCGCATCAAGAAATTCCGCGTGGCAGTTGGTGTCCGGCAACTTGGCGTCGAACTTCCCCATGGGGTGAGTGGAGCCGTTGCGGGCGAAACTGCTTTCGAGGTCTTCGTCTCTCATGATTTTTTGTGGGCTCAAAGCCAGGTTCGTCAGATGGTTGATCGCTGCATCCGCTGGGCCATCTCGGATTGCGAGCTGGTTGCCAGGGCGCTCAAGGGGCGCTTGTGATTCGAGGACTTGAACCACCCCAGGCCCGTACTGCGGCCGTGGGGTTGGTCTGCACAGGGGTTTGCGTGTTTCCGGCCCCTGCCCGGCTGGATCCCGGCCATTGCTCCCGTACTGAAGGTCACCCAAAGCAATGGCCGCCAAGACACGACGCTGCACACGCTGCGCGCAATCCCGGAGAGGTTCATTGGGTGACCCGTTTTCATTCAAGGGCCTTTGATGGCGTCAAGCACGTCGCCAAAGAACTGCCGACCCATCCAGCCGACAACAAGGGCGGACAGCCCGCCAGTGCTCAAGGCCGTGCTGATGAAGAAGTCAGCAGCAACCCAGGCGCACGCGATCAGGTAGAGCCCGATGGCGCACATGGGCAGGCTGATGAGGTTGATGAAGGTGGTGCGCATGGTTCAGGCCTGCGCTTCGGTTGCGGTTGCGGCCGTGGCCTCGGGGGCCGGGTCGATCAAGGGGCGGCCGCCCGGGTGCCAGGGCCAAGCCGGGTCTGGAGACCTAACCCAGCAAATGCCTGGGTTGATCTGTTCGCACGTGTATGTGCCTTCGGTTTCTCGCTCAAGAAGGACGCACCACTCAGCTTTCGGCTCGCCCTCGCCTCGGGCGACCTGATCAATGCGACCGCGGGTGAGATCAATCAGGTTGGCGACCCTGGAGCGACCGCCGGCCATCTCGCAGGCGACATCAAAAACTGTGCGATTGGACTGGGCCAGTGAATCGCGAACACTCGGTTGTGCGGTAGTCATGCGCCATAGTAGCGCCACTACTTATCCTGTGTCAATAGCATCACTACTTGATGTGTCGCCGCCTCAATACGATTGCCGCATGAAGCCCACACCAGAAGAGTTGATGAAAGAAAGCGCCGACCTGAAGGTGCTGTTCTTCAAAAACGCGGGTATGACGCAAAAGGACGCCGCTGCAGCGTGGGGCCTTGGCAACCAGTCGAACCTGGCGCACTACCTCAACGGGCGCCAGACACTATCCCTGGAGGTGGCCATAAAGTTCGCCAAAGGGTTGGGTGTTTCAATCGAGGATTTCAGCCCACGGCTTGCCAGGCAGGCTCGGTTGCTTTTGCGATCTGTCGATGTGCCCCAGATGGGCGATGCTGCGCAAGAGATGGAGTCGCGCAGCGACGACGCCGAGGGTCATCTCGTGCCGATTCTCTCGAACGGTGCCAGCATGGGTAACGGGGAGGATCAGCACGACGAAGATGTCGTGTCTGGGTTCCGTATCTTGCCGGTCTGGGTTTCCTCAAATCTGAGGCACTCCAGGATCGATGCCCTGCGATTTATTCACGGCCACGGGGACAGCATGTGGCCGACTTACGCGTCAGGCGACATTCTTCTGGTGGATACTGATGTCACGGACATCAAGGTCGATGGCGTCTATGTCTTGTGGGCTCATGGCCGACTTTTCATCAAGCGTGTCAGACAGCGGATGGATGGCCAGTTTGAGATCAGCAGCGACAACCCAGCGCACAAAACTGTCGACACCCTCTCGGGGGCTGAGCAGGTAACCATCAAGGGGCGCGTGGTCTGGGCCTGGAACGGCAAGAAGGTTTAACCGAAAGCCGCCCAGGCCAGCCACTCAAGACCCGCCAGAATGATTGCAGCGATGGCCGCTATTGGCCAAAACCTGTAAACAACCCTGTAAATCCAGAGTGGCATGACTACCTCAGTGGCAGTGGTACACGCCCGTCTGGCGGTCGGTGTGGCACCCGGCGCTATTGGTCCCGCCAGAGTGCGCGAACGCCAAGCCTGCGACAGCCGCCAGCAGTGCGGCGATGATGGTCTTCTTCATGGATCTCTCCCTTGTTTCCGGCCATTGGTGAGGCTGGCCGGATTGCCTCGATCTTGCGAGCCTGATCAGCCATCAGACTCAAGTTCATTGATCGCCGCCTGAAGCCTTACGCTGGCTCTTTTGTTGGCGGCCCGCTTCAAAAACTCCTTGCGCTTCTCTGTGTGGCGCTCGGATGCGGACACAAACTCATCGTCTGTTGTCTCGCCTTCAACATAGGCAACAACAACATCCACCAGGTGCGCATACTCAACGGCCAAGGCTTTGTGCTTGCCGTGATAAAAAGCGGGCAGCACCATTGACGATGACAGCCCAGCGGACAGCAAGTACCCAGCCGAAAGCATGCAAGCTCGCACGTGCTGCTCATCCACGTGCTGCGCGGATGGGTGCTCAAGGCGAACCCTCTGCAACCCATACAAGAAGAAGTCATCAGGCAGGTCTTTGAGTGATCCTGCAGATCGGCGCTGCACCTCTATCACTTCAATTGCCTGGGATGGCGTGGCGCCCCTGCCGTCGACAAGGCGCTCAATCGCCTCCGCGATCGAAAACAGCGTGGCCTCTGGCGTTGACATCAGCTCGACGTGCCCAAGACGCCTCACATCAGCCTCAGTAAAGCCGCGGTCTCTTGCTGCCGGACTTTCATTCACGCGATCCGCCAGCAAAAGCCGGATCAACTGCTGCTTGCCGTCGCTGAAGCCGCGAAAAATTGACATGGCGCCACCCCCCTCTGATACCAACTTTTTACATCTTTCGCGCAAAAAGAAGTAGTCAGGCTATTGACCATCTAAAGTAGTCACGCTACTATTCACTCATCCCACCACAACGGATGAGCAACATGACTCAGCAAACCAAGTCGCAGACCGAGCTGCGCGAGGCGGCTCAAAAGCTGCTGTCCTACCTGGACCACTGCGAGCGCGGCGTGGCGCAGTTCGATGCCAACAATGCGGCGATCAACAAGGCTGAGGACGCCATCCGCGTCGTGAAGTTTCAGTCTCGCGCCACCTCCGTTATTGCTGAGGGCCCTGACGCCCTCGTGGTTTGAGGTGGTCGCCATGCAAGCCACACAAGCCACCCAGAACGCACACGTTCACCCCGCTGTCGCCCAGGCGCTCAACGCTGCCTCCGGCATCCCCGTTCAATTGCGCCGCGCTGACTACGTGTCCCGCCTGACCCGCCTGGGTCACTGGTGCGAGCTGCACGAGACCTGTGGCGACAACATGGCCCGAGACGAAGAGGGGCGCTTGCGCCTGATGCGCGCCGAGCTGGATCCCGATGGCGAGCTGTGGAACAAGCACGCGCCGATCCAGTTTCGTGACGCCTACGAGGTCCGCACGTTCAAGGACTTCACGGGCGCCTGCCCGGTGACCGTCGAATGGGTGCTGTACCCCCAGGGCGCCCGGGTGGTTGCTGTGGTGGTTGAGACGGCCGCAGGCCCCAAGACCATTCACACCGAGTTGAGCATCGGCGCCCTGGCGCGCTACCAACTGCAGGCTGAGCAACTGGCCAGCAAGGCGGTGCGCTCATGAGTCACCTCATCCACCGCATTGATGTCATGAGCCGCCGCCGCATCCGCCAAGTCGTTGCCGCCTGGTACTCGCTGGCCTGCAGGGCCGGCATGTTCGCCACCCGCGTTGCCTGCTCGCTGCCATCCGATCGGCGGACCCAGGACCGCGCCATGTACTCGGTTGCCGCGATCAGTGTCGCTGTGGTGCTCCACGTTGTCGTCTACCGGGGTTGAGCCGTGCAAAAGCCTCCCCACGAACTGGCCCACCACGTCGAGTCTGAGCCCGATCAGATCCTGAGCGTGAGCTTTTCCGCTCTCAAGCTCATTGGCGCGGGCCTGACCGTGGTCGGGCTGCTGATGGCCGCCTTCTGTGCATTTTCTTGAGGATTGAACCCATGTCTGCTGTGATTTCGACCGATCCCAATGTGATCGACGCCGCCCCCGCGCAAGCGATGCCGCTGGCCGCCCAGCCAAGCTATCAGGCCCCGGCCGTGGCCACCCCCGCCGCCCTGGTGCAGATGGCCGTCCAGAACGGCGCCAGCATGGAGCAACTGGAAAAGCTGCTTGCCCTGCAGGAGCGTTGGGAGGCTGGTGAAGCGCGTAAGGCATTCACTGCCGCCATGGCTGCCTTCAAGCTGGAGCCCATCACGATCACCAAAGACAAGGAAAACAAGCAGTACAACTCTCGCTACACCTCGCTTGGCAATCTGGTTCAGACCGTCACTCCATTTTTGAGCAAGCATGGCCTGTCGGCTGACTGGGAGATTGAGCAGGAGCCCAAGTTGTCCGTTACGTGCGTGTTGACTCACGCACTTGGACACTCCAAGAGGGTCCGGCTTGATGTGCCGCCCGACGCATCCGGAGCCAAGAACGCCATCCAGCAAATCAAGAGCGCGATCACCTATGCCAAGGCGGTGACCTTTGAGTCAGCCTGCGGCCTGGCCTCCACTGACGCGAATTTTGATGACGATGGCGCCGCCACCAGCGCTGCCGCCGAAGCTGTGGCCGAAGACATCGCCAACAAGACCTACTTTAGCCTGATTGAAGACCTGAAGAAGACCACCACCGATGCAGCCGCCAAAGCCCTGTGGGACGCCGGATCGAAGGCCTTGGCCGCCACCGGCTCAAAGGGCGCTTATGCAGACTTCAAGACGGCCGTGGTCAATCACCGCAACGCCCTGAAGGCTGCCGGGGGTGCGCAATGATCTTGCTGACCTTTCCGCAGGGCTCCCAGGAGTGGCTGGAGTCCCGCGCTGGCGTCACCACTGCATCGCGCTTCAGTGATGCGACATCCCGCGTCGGTGGGTTGACCGAGCAGCAGGCCGCATACGTCGACGCACTGCAGGCTGGTTACTCCGAAGATCAGGCATTGCTGATGGCTGGCTACAAGAAGAAGCCGACCGCCGCCAACGTCGAGCGCGCCCTGTGTGGCCAGCGCGTTGATACGCCATCGGCCGCCGCCATGGCCTACGCCTGGACCGTGGCCATGGAGCGGATCGCCGGCCAGCCTCTGGACGAAACCTTTGTCACCTGGCAGATGAACCGGGGCCGCGAACTGGAGCCCCAAGCCCGCGAAGCCTACGAGCTGCGCACCGGCTACTTGGTCGAGGAATCCGGCCTGCTGCTGACTGATGACCGCTTGTTTGGCTACTCCACCGACGGTTTTGTGGATGAGGACGGCATGGTCGAGATCAAGTGTCCAGCCTCCTGCGACAAGTTGGGCAACGTGTGGGATCACCCTGAAACCGCCCACGAGGATTACATCGACCAGATCAATGGCGGGCTGTGGCTCACCGGGCGCCAGTGGTGCGATCTGGTGGTGTATTGCCCCTGGCTCAAGTCGGTCGGCAAAGACCTGTTCATCAAGCGGATCTTCCGCGATGAAGACGCCATCACCCGGCTGGCCGATGACCTGATGGAGTTTGAGCGCCTGGTCTGCCGCTCCCTGGCCGTGCTGCGCGATCAGGAAAAGACCAAACGCTACACCCACCCAGATCACCAGACCCCTGGTGCACCAACCCCGGCGCCCCTGGCCCCGTGGGAGGGCGTCAAGGCTGTGAATGACACCGCCGAGCGCCGCATTGCTGCCGAAATCCCTGAACTCACTTTTTGAGGAACCCCATGAGCGCACAACTTGACAACCTGTCTCTGGTCCCAGCCGTGGATCAGCCCATCGCCGACCAGTCGGCCACCACAACAACATCCATCCGTGATGCGGTGCTGGCCCAGTTCAAAGACGCCGAAGTCACCATCACCGGCCTGGCCGAAAAGTACCGCGATGTGGCCTTTGATGTCGCCACACCCAAGGGCATGAAAGAGGCCGTCGCCGCCCGCGCCGATCTGCGAGACAACGGCCGCCTGATGGTCACCAAGGCCGAGACCCGCATCAAGGGCGAAGTGAACGACCTCAAGCGCGTGATGGGCGCCGAGGTGGAGCGCCTGGTTGCCATCGTCCAGCCGGTTGAAAAGCACGTCGATGACCAGATCAAGGCCGAAGAAGCCCGCAAGGCTGCCGAAAAGGCCGAGCGTGAGCGCATCGCAGCAGAGAAGGCCGAAGCCCACCGCGCCAAGATTGCCAAGATCCGCGCCGCCGCCGACAACGCCAAGGGCATCGCTTCGGAGCGCATCACGAACGGCATCGCCCTGGTCGAGTCGCTGACCTTCGGCGATGAGTGCGAGAACTTCCTGTCCGAGTACGAGAAGGCCAAGGCCGAAACGCTCGCTGCCATGCGTCAGCACCTGGCCGACGCTCAGCAACGCGAAGCCGCCGAAGCCCAGTGCCTGGAGAACGAGCGCATCGCTGCCGAACTGGCCGCCCAGCGCGCAGCCCTGGAGGCGCAAGCCGCTGAGCTCAAGCGCCAGACCGAAGCCGCGCACGCCGCCCGGGTGGCCATCACGCACGGCGCAGTGTTTTCGTTTCCTGCGCCTGAGCCAGTGGTTGCGCCTGTGGCCGCTGGCCCGATTCGTGACGCCCTGGCCCGTGGCTTTGCTGCCGAGTTTGCGCCGACCACCTCCCTGGTGGCCGCCAACAACGCAGCCAAGGCCGCCATCGCCGAGACATCCGAAGTCCAGGCCGCCGCAACCGAGTGCTTTGAAGCCATCAAGGAAGCCGAAGCCGCTGGCGCCATCACCCCGGCCCAGGCTGCACGCCTCACCGAAACCACTGCTGCCGTGGTTGCTGATGAAGTGATCGCTTCGGCATCCGTCGCCGAGCCCACCCTGATCACCACCGCCCAACTGGGTGACCTGCTGGGCCTGCCCGTTCAGGCATCCCTGATTGAGTCCTTGGGGTTCACGGCCATCAAGCTCAAGAAGCCCGGCACCTATTGGGATCAGGCCAAGGCGCAAGCGATAGGCAAGGCGCTGATTGCGCACATCGCCAAGAACATTGAGGGGCTGTGAGCATGACGTACGAACTGATTGAACGCCTGCGCAACGAATCCGACCTGTGCAGCAACGATGGCGCCACCGACATCGCCAAGCTGCTGGATGAAGCCGCCTGTGCCGTTGGCTACTTCAGCGCCCACCACTTCAAGCGTATGCCAGCTTGGGTGCCTTGCCGCATCAAGCTGGACCGCGCCCTGTCTGGTGACTTCCCCATCGGCCACGACACCATTGCCGAGGCTGGTGAGCACGACTGCGACAGCAATGCCTACGGCGCCATGAGCGTGCGAGCCACCAATGGTCGGATGTTGGGCGTCAAGCCCAGCGAATGCCAGATCGTCGGCTGGCGCCGCAACGAGAAAGCCTGACCCAACCGAATTCCCACCCAGGGGCCCAGCACGGCCACTGTCAACACCTGAGTGGTGATCGCCCTGCCGGGAGGCCATAAACCCCGGCAACTTTTTGAAGGATTGAACTGTGATCATCGAACGCAACAAGATCGAAGCAGCCATTGCTGCCGAAGCTGCAAGCCGCCCAGGCGCCCCAACTGCCGATGTTTGTGAAGCTGTGGCCGCCAGCCTTGGCATCCCTACGGGGTATGTCTTTGAGGTTGCTGATGACTGCATGAATCAGGAGCAGCAAGCATGAGCCGCCGCGCACGCACAAGGGCAAACGCCCGCCCCTGGAATGACATGAGCCTCGGACCCGAAGACAACGACGACCTTGAAGAAGGCGACGAGGGGGAGGAAGAGCAGATTGGCGACTGGTCAAGCGATGTGCAGGCCAGCGCAAACCAAACGGAGCACGCATGAGCACCACCCACACATTTACAACCCACATCGGCGAGGACGATACGCCAGTGACCATCACCTACACGCACAGCCCTGCCGAGCCGATGACGCTGGAGTACCCAGGTCGCGATGCGGAAATCGAGATTAGCACCATCGACTGCGATTTGATCGTGGACGAGGCGTGGTTGCTCGATAAGGCATGGGAGCACTTCGGGGAGCTGGCAGCATGAGCAAGCACCAAGCACTGATTGATGCGCCAGAGTCAGGCGCAGCGTTGCCGGACATTGAGGCTGCCGCCAAGGTTCTCGCAGCAAAAATGGATTACCCATGGGAGTACATGCCAGAGCAAGGCAGGCAGTCGATGCGCGAGAACGCAAAGGCTGTCATTTATGCGGCGAAGACGCCCGCAGTCCGCGCACTCCTGGCTGATCTGGAGAGGGCAGAGAAGGCGCTGAACCGCATCGCGTCGTGGCCGGAAGGCGAGCAAGTGACGCCCAGCTTTGACGAGCCAAACGCCGCCAACATTGCCCGCGACTACCTCAGTGGGATTACCGACGCTGACGGCGCCCAGACATCTCCAATCCCCTGCGATGTGTTCTCTGGCGGGTCGCTGTTCAAGAAAGGCACACCTATTTGTGACCTTGCCGAGCACATTGACACTGAGGCTGCGCGTCTGGTTTGGGCGATGGCAAACATGGGCATGTCAAACGACCACAGCAGGAACTTCACCACGCATGTGCTGCGCGTTGGTGGCATTGGAGACATTCACGACTGCCGCACATACATTGACGCCGCCCTGGCTCAGATGGCGGGAGGGTGAGATGGCAGACGCTGATAAGGCCCTGGCCCTCGCTGGTCGTTATGCCCGACTGCAAGTCAGGTCGGCCCAATGCCGCGCCGTCTGCCGCCACCTGCTTGACCAGTGCGAGAACACGCGGCACTGGGGCGATGGCTCGGAGCCTGGGTTTTCTGGGTGCATGGAGTCATACCGCGAGTGGAAAAGCGAAGCCGCCAAGGGGCACGAGAAGCGCCCAAACTCAAAACAAGGCTGGTCCGCCCTGCTTGAGCAAGAACTTGAGTTCTGCCGCCCATGCCTTCTGGCAATGAAGGTCTGGAGCCATCGCAAAACCATGCACCGCCGCCGAGCCTCAGTGCTTGGCGCGATCAAGCGTATCGGCCTTCGCGCCAATCAACATCAGGAGCCCCACCCATGACCCCCAACCAACAAGTGCTCAGCGATGAGCAGATCGCCGCACTCAAAAAAGGCCCGGCGCAAGCCTTCCTCGAATTTGCCCGCGCCATCGAATCAGCCACACTTGCCGCCCTCGCCCAACAGGCGCAGGAGCCGGTAGCACTTGGCCTGCCGATTCACAACTTGCGCAACCTTGCGAACGGGCTCAGGGCTGTTCAGGCGGTCGATAAGCGCTTCATCGCCTCCCGCCTGGACGAGATTGCCGACTATCTGCGTGATCTTGAGCAGGCCACCCAACAACCCCAGCCCGCCCCGGTGGTGCCCGCGCCAGTGCTGGCAGATGCCGTGAAGGGGGCGTCAGTTGCGGCAGTTCTCGGTGACATCGTGGCACTGTGGGATCTGTACGCGCCTTCGCAGCACATGACTGCCATGCACATGCACGCCAGGCGGGCATTGGCAGGCCAGCAACCCGTGAGTCCCGACATGCACCGATGGTGCGCTTACGTGGGCGGCATGGTGGCTCATTGGGTCATGTCTGAACCTAACGCGCATGTGCGTCTTGGTGATGAACAGTTTGAGGCCGCTATCTCCGGGATCATTGAGCGCCGACTGTGGGCCATGCCCAAGCGAGACACCACCCCACAGCCCGCACCGCCCGTGCCAGTGGATGCCTTTGCCGAAGGTTGGAGGATGGCGGCAGATTGGGCAAACCGCGATGACCTACTGCCGGATATGGATAGCCCTCAGTACACCAAAGAGCGCGACGAAAGGTTGGCCGACCTGCGCCCGCAGGCTGCGCCGATGACGGAGCTGCACCCGCTGATGATCTTTGCCCGCGAGTGTGAGCTGGGCACGTACATGGAGCATGAGACTCCAATGGCCGCTCGCAAGGCAATCAACGCCGCAAAAGCACTCGGCATCACCGCCCCTGCCGGCGGGGAGGGGTGAGGGATGGACAAGCCGATTCACTTTTGCGCAGTGCGCGGCCTTGTTGCCCATCGTCGCATGTGCCTGTCAGTCGGGTTCGGAAGCGATGACGAAGGTCGCAAGGCGTGCCACCGCAAGGAGCCATGCGAACACCAACGGTTGCGCGACGAAGCGCCCGCCACCCCCCCAACCCACCAAGGAGCCGCGATGAGCCGCAAGCGATTCAAGTGGACTCGTGAGCGCTACTACCAAGCGAAGCACCTGACGCGCCTCATGGGCAGGTTCGACCCATACCACATGCCTGACCGGCAACCTGGCCTCATGGGGCGCTACTGCGACCTCATGCGCCCGATATTGGAGCAGCGCTGCCCGTTTGAAATCCCGGTGTGGATGCGCCTTGAGGCCTCCAAGCCTGACGGCATCCCCTTTTGAAAGACCACCCATGACCACCATCACCAAAGCAGCGCAGCAGGCGCTGGAGGCATTGGAAGAAATCGCACTGGCAGGCATGTCTGGATCAGGCCAAGAAAGCGAAGAAGGAATGCGCGACTGGCACGCGCGCCAAGCATGGAAGTTCATAGGCGTCGCCGCTAGAGCGCTTGAACCCCTCCGCGCCGCCCTCACCCTGCCAGCCCCACAGCAGGCCACGCCTAAGCCGGTGGTACCTGAGATGTCCAGCATCGCCCTCCGCAAACTGGGCGGTTTGCAGGACAGAGGCTGGCAGATCAACGGCTACGCCATCCGACGCGGCAATGAGCGTGGGTTTGTCGATGCGAGCGGGTTTGTTGGGTGGTGGCGCAGCGAGATCGCCCCGGTGGTGCCTGATGGGTTCGCGCTTGTGCCGGTTTCACTGCTCATCGAGGCCGAAGAATCGGTGGACGATTACCTGTCCGGCATTGGGTCAGGTAGCCACGACAGGAGGGTGCGAGAAAACCTGCAAGCTGCAATCGCCGCATCCCAGCAGAAGGGAGGGCAGTGATGCTGCGGAAGTTGATCTTTCTCGCGTACATCGCCTGTGCCGTTGTCACATACGGCCACGCCTACCACCACCAGAGCCAATACGTGAACCAGTACGCTGGGACAAAAAGGCTCGCGGACTCGTTTGAAAAAGGCGCGGTCGCGCTGTTCGCCTGCGCCCTGTGGCCGCTGTACTGGTCCCAGCACTATTTCAGCCCGGAGGCATCATGAGCAGCATCCTCAGTCAACTCATCTTGGCCGAAAAATACGGCCTGCGCCTGAGCATGGATCAGCTCGCCCAGGAGCTGAACCAGGAGAAGGGCACCCTCATGAACCGGATCAGCAAAAAGACCCTGGGCATCCGCACCTACCTGGACGGCGGGAAACGCTGGGCTGATGTGCGTGATGTCGCTGCGCACTTTGACCGGATGCGAGAGGCTGCGACGGCATGAGCAAGGCAACCAAAGGCCACAGCAGGGTCACACCCCATGGCCAAGCCATGGGAAAGAACGCATCACGGATGGCCGAGCTTGGCCGCGCCCGGCTGGCTGAGCTGGGTCTTGATGGGCTCACGGGCCCAGGCCTGCGCGGCGAGATGTGCAAGAGCTGCGCATGTCAGCCCGGCAGCGTGCCGAATGGATGCCTCCAGACGCAGATGGATTTCCTTAAGTCCGTTCACGAGGGCAAGCCGTTCCGGTGCCACGCCCCAATGGATGGAAAGCTGTGCGCTGGCTGGGTGCGCGCTCGCGCTGAGTTGGTGGAGAACCCATTACCGCCCCAGGCCGTGGCGCTGTTGGACAAGTGGGAATACAGCCCACCAGACGCCGAATGACCGGCCGCAAGGAGTACAGATGAGCACAATGCTTGAGTTGCCAACAATTGAACCCGAGCCGTTGGCCGAGACAGTCGTCATTCCCAGGGCCGCCAAAGCGTTTGGCCTGACCGACAAGGCAATTAGGCGCAAAATCGAGGAAGGCGTCTGGATCGAGGGGCGGCATTACCACCGCGCCCCCGATGGGCACATTTACATTGATCTTCCGGGGGTGACTCGATGGGTTCGTCAGGGGGTGTAGAGATTCGGGCGAAGTCCATCCGCCTGCACTTCACGCATGAGGGCACGGCACGCAAGGAGACCATCAAGACAGATGGGAAACCCTTGCCGCCTACCCCGGCCAATGTGAAGTACGCGCACCGCCTGATTGGGGAAATCCGCGACAAGATCAAGCACGGAACTTTCAACCACTTCGACTATTTCCCGGCCAGCAAGACCGCCACCACGGGGCAGGGTCAGACGGTCGGGCAGCAGTTGGAGGACTGGATCAAGGTACAGACGACGCTTTCGGATTCGACAATCAAGGCGTACCGGATTGCGGTGAACTTCTGGAAGCCCTTGATCGGCAACAAGCCATTGAAGGCCCTGCGCCACTCTGACATTCTCAAGGCCCTAGCGACCCGCCCGAAGTGGTCAGGCAAGACCCGCAACAACAAAACATCAGTCTTGAGGATGGCGCTAGGGCTTGCGATGCGGGATGAGTTGATGCCCTCCAACCCAATGGATGGGCTAGAGGCAGCGCCACACCAGACTGAGCCACCAGACCCTTTCAGCCTTGATGAGGTCGAGATGATCCTGAGTCACATGCGCAGCCGGTACAGCCCGCAGATCGCCGATTACTTCGAGTTCAAATTCTTCACCGGCCTCAGAACCGGGGAGAGCCTGGCGGTTCAGTGGGCAGACATCGACTTCAACCGGCGCCAATTGGTTGTGAAGCAAGCCATTACGCTAGGCAAGCACAAGGCCAGCACGAAGACGAACACGACGCGCACGGTTGAACTGAACTCCCGCGCTATGGCTGCATTGGAGCGCCAGAAGGCTCACACGTTCCTGCACTCGTCCGGGTGGGTATTCCATTCCCCGGCAACCGGGGATCGCTGGAGTGACGACTCAGGGCCCCGCAAGAGGTACTGGTATCCGACGATGAAGAAGCTAGGCATCCGCCACCGTGGCCCGTATCACACCAGGCACACCTACGCGACGGTCATGCTCATGTCTGGTGTGACGCCAGCCTACGCTGCAAGGCAGTTGGGGCACTCGGTCGAGATGTTCCTGCGCATCTACTCCAAGTGGATCGACGGAGGGCAGAACGCGATGGAGATGGGGAAGGTGGAAGGCTTGATTTCTCCCCAGACTTTCCCCAAGATTCTCAAGAAGGCTTGATTTACCCATGAGGGCGCTGGCCTGTCCGGAGGGACTCGAACCCTACTCCAAGGGGAACGAGGGGGCAGGCATTCACTCGTTTTCATAGGTTAGCACGCTTTCTTGTGCCCCCTGATTCCCATCGTTTTTCCCCAGGATTCTCCCCGGCGATCTGGATGGAACAACAGTGTGAGCTTTGCTGCCTGCACTCAGCGCCACCTGGTCAGCGCCACCAACAGGGCGATGTGCCCCACCGCCACGCCCAGCCCCCACCACCCGCATGTGGCGATGAGGGCCAGGTATCCGGCCAGGATCAAAACCCCACCGATCAAGACTCCACCTCTTTTGTCGCAGCTTGGCGGCGCTCGGGGGCAACCGTCTTGATGTAACGCTCGGCGCGGGATTGGCGCATCTTCTTGGCTTTCGTGGCGATCTGGGCCCGGCTGACCCTGATTGGCATGTCGGGGTTCTTCTTGTTCCAGTCCAACAGGCGCTGGCGGGCGTCCTCCTGGGCCTGGGCGTCACCGTCGACCATGGCGCGAGCCCATGCGTCAGTGATTTCCCCCTCGACCGCCTTGGCCAGCATCTCGCTTTGGCGGTTTTCCGACATCTTGGCAGACTCGCGGGCGATCTGAGCCGGTTGGAATGACAGGGCTTTCATCGCCGCGTCAACCCCGTCCACATCCATCACCTTACGGTCCTTGCTGTCGCGGTACTCCCCGGTTTCCAGCATCTTGGCCGCTTTGCCCAGGTTCTGGAGGGCGTTCGGGGCCATCTTCATGGCCGCGGCGCCAGCTTCGCCGGACAGCATGAGCTTGATGGCGTCTGAATACTGCGTGAACAGTGCCCCGCCAGGGCCTGCCAGCTCGGCCAGTGAGCGTGCGGTGTCGGTGTTGGACTTCTTGAGCATGTCGGTGGCCGGGAGCAGGTTGCCCATGCCCATCCGCATGGACACGTCAACCGGGAACCCAGCCGATGCAGAGAAGCCACGACTCAGCACCTCGGCCACCTCTTCGCCAAAGGCGTCGGCCGCCACCTGATGGCGCCACCGCTTGGTGTTGGTGTCGTACCCGAAGGACTGGCCCACCGTATCAATGACATCGTTCAGGTCTTCGGAGAACGGCAGGCCATCGGATCCGGCCGCCATCACCAGCAGGGCCAGCGCCCACAATGCCGCCTTCTTGCCCTCGGGGCCGCTCTTGGCCATGCGTGCCAGCCATTCCAGGTAATGAATGCTGTACTGCTTGAAGGTCATCACCGTGGCGCCAAGGGTGCCGCGGGCGGCGTTGGGCTTGTTGCCGCTGTTGCCCGTCACGAACGTGCGCCCATTTCTTCGGGCGATCCATGTCCCATGAGTGGTTTCGGGGCACCAAACCATGGGCTCAACCCCTGGCGTGACTTTCAGGTGCTTGGCATAGGCGCGCTTGCTGTCTTTGGCCAGATACAGGCGATGCCAGTCGTGGCCGGTTGCCTTGGCCATGGCAGAAGACGAGCCCGACAACACAGCCATGGCCTGCAGCACACTAGTGGTTTCGCCGCACTTTTGAGTGATTGTTGGGCCGCCACCATCTTGCTCTGACCTGAAGTGTCCATCAGCCCTGCAGAAGGCGCCAAGGAACAAAGCCATTTGCTCGGTGGTCATCTTCTCGACCAAGGCCATGGTCACCTGCTTGTCCGCAAGGTGTTGCGCCACCAGTTTTTGCCCGGCAACACCCACGCGCCACCGAATCATCTGCCCACCAATTTCCCTTGGTTTGCCAACCGTCTCATTAAAGCCGTAACCCAAGCGCGCCAACAAATCGCGGATCTCAGTAACATACGCTGAGTTGTGGGTTTGACTCTGAACAAGAGCCACACCGCGCTTGGCTGAGGTTCCCCGGTGCGCGAACAGGTGGCCCTCTGCGGCAACCCACGCCAAGAAGACAACCTCGTCATCCGACAAGACTGCTTTGCGCCCCGTGGCGTCACCAAGTGGAACTCGAACAACTTGGTGGTTCTTCAGGTCCTCCGCCTTCACCTTTCGGATCCGCTGCCAGCGCTTGTCGCGGGCCGAGTAGGTCTGAACCAGTGCATCATGGCCTGGCGTCAGGACCATGCTGAACCCATGGTGGCCATCGAAACGCAGCACCTTTGCTGGGCCAGCGTGCCTGTGAACATTGGTGAGGGTGGATTCCACCAGGCGGCCATCAGCATCAACAGCATAGACGCGCTCACCAGGCAGAAGCTCGGCGTGGCGCTTCCAGCCTGCAACGGTCAAGCACTCAGTTTCTTGATCGACGCAGTGGTACAGGCCCTGGGTTTCGGTCACGGCCTTCTGCGCAAAGGCGTAGGGGTTGGCGATACCCTCATCCTTGGCTGTCTGGTAGGCAGCAATGAACGATGCTTTGCGGTTGAACGACTCAGCCAGCGCAAACGGTGTGCTCCACACAAAGGCCAGCTTCTGGATGGCAGCATCCACCTTGGGGTTGATGTGCGCCGAACTGGTGGCCTGCTTGAGCAGGTGGTGGATTTCCTGGGGTGCCACGATCCCCTCAGACTCGGCCCGCTTGAGGGCTTCGCTGATCTCCGGATCGGACACCTTGCCGGACACAGCCATGCCGGCCGCCGACACCAGGCGCTTGCCGGCCTTGGTGATCCCGCCAAACTGCGACAGGTAAGGCAGGGTCATCATCACCGGTTGGGTCATGTTCACCGCGGCCGAAGCGATCGAACCGCCAATGAAGTTGATGAACATCAGCCCGCGCACCTTGGCGCCTGATTCCTGGGGTTCGGACACTGCCTCGATGAGCTTGATGGCCTCATCCTTCACGTCGCCGGCCTGGATGCCCTGGGCGAGCTCTTTGGCGTCCATCATGTTGACGGCCGCGGCCGATGCCCGGGCATTGGAGGTCACGAACGAAGCCAGCACGCGCGGGGCGTCCAGTGAGAACCCCTTGCGGCCTTTGCGCTTGAGCAGTCGCTTGAGGGTGCTGCGGTTGTTTTTGGCCAGGGCGATGTACTTCTGGAACACCTCCGATTTCTCGGCGCCGATGGCAGAGGCAAACATCTCCATGGCGTCCACGGGCACATCGCTCATGAGCTTGTAGGACTCCTGGGACATTGTGCCCTGAGTGACATCAAAGCCAGGCCCGAAGTCCTCCCGCATGTCACGAGCCCTCTGGTTGGACATGATGCGGGTCTCTTCCATGCCGAAATAGGCCGTCTCGCCCGTCTGCTTGTCGACGACGTGAACGAAGAACTTGCCAAAGCGCGACAGGGGGGCGTAGCCCTTGGCCTTCATGGATGCCACATGGTCATACTTCGGGGCGATCTGGTCATCCCACATGGCTTTGGCGTCAGCGTCATCGGAGTTTCCGAAGGTCTGGCGCAGGGCTTCACGCAGGCGAGCGCGGCCGTCGGCGGTGTTGGCCAGGGCCTTGAGGCCAGCGGGCGCCTTCTTGCCCAGCAGCTTGATGATGTCGGCGGCCACCACCTGGTCAAGCGACTCATCGACCGTGGCGCGGAACTGGCGGTAGTGACCGATCTGCTTTTTGCTCATGCCGAACTTGTCGCGCAACTCGGCATCCGTGAACACCACACCAGCGCTGGCCGGATCCTGGGTCTCCACCAGTTCACCATTGGCATCGCGGGTCCAGCTCAAGGTGCCCTCAAACACCGGGGCAGACAGGGCCTTGATGTCCTCTTGGCTCAGGCCGTGGCGCAGCAGGCTTTCAGGGCCTTCGCGCATCAGGTCTTTGAAGGAATCCAGCTTGGGCAGGATGTCGGGCGCCTTGTCGGCGGCCTGGTTGGCGAAAGAGGACACGCCCTCGATGTAGTCCTGTAGCTTGTCGAACACGCGCTTGAACTCGGGGAATCGCTCGGCCTTGGCGTATTGGGTCTTGAGGGTCTTGTCCAGCCAATCCATCTGCACGCCAGCAGATCCCACAAAGTCGCTGAAGGCGTTGCGGGCTTTGGTGTTGAGGTCAGTGGCTGCGGCAGAGCGAGAGAAACCGATGTTGGGGTCTTCGGGGTTGAAGTCGCCCGAGTTGCCGATCGCGGATTTGACTAGGTTACCGTACTCCGTGGCGACAACAGCCATGCCACCCTCAAAGTGCTCGGCAATAATCCCGTCATAGCCAGCCCCGTCCATGTAGTTCGCTCGCACGTCCCCACGGTGCATGTCCATGTAAGACATGCCGTTACCCCCCTGACTCTCGGCCCATTCCGCTGACGGCTTGACGACAAGAGGGTTGTTGAGTGCAACGTAAACCGGGGCGACGTTAGCTCTTGCCGAGTTCGGATCGGAATACAGATATTGGTTTTTACTGTCAGCGTGATCGGCAAACAGTCCCGCTTCTTGGGGGTCGGGGGTGAAGTAGTGCCAAAAATCAGCCCGCCCAAAGTTTTGCCCGAGCGTGTTCTTATGTTCTGGGTCAAATCGGTCGGCAAACTCGGTGAACGACTTTGCCGTCCCGTGATAAACCACCAGCGGCCTGCCCTCGGCATCGACCGCCTTCGAGTCGCCAAACCACCTCCAGAAGTTGCGCGCACCCTCTTCGGTCGGGTGAATCGGCTGGCCCTTGCTGTTCATGGTGGGGCGGTCTTTGCCGTCCACCTTGATTGTGGCAGAGCGAGAGAAGCTCGCGCCAGCGGCGGGCCCCTCAATTGCCTGATCCTGCTTCGCTGGGGCCGACATCACGCCAGCCCATGCTGACCGCATATCCTGAAGAGAAACGGGGGTGCCCGCGTTATCCGTCAGGTAGGTAACCATGGAGCGCATCATGGAGCGTGCGCCTTCAAATTTCTGGCGCCCCAAGAAAATGTCATCGATCATTGGCGATAGCGGGCGGCGGCCCTTGGTGCTTGAGTCCATTCGTAGCGATCTTTCTCGCTGGAAGGTCTCAAAGCTCGCCCTGCCCTGGGCATCGACTTTGGCAATCAAGTACCTACCGTCCGCGCGGTTTACCCGAATGTTGGCCTTCGGCATCTCTCCGGTCAGATCAATGTCGATGTATTCAACCTCCCAGCCCGCATCCCTCATGACGAGGTTCAGCTTGCGAACTTCCGGCGCAACTTGGGCGCCTCTGGTGGAAACACTCTTGCTGCCGCTTGGCTCAGCCTTTGTCATCCCGCCATTGTCGTCGCGGTTGAATCCTGAGCCCGGCTCATCCACCCGGCTGAACGCTGGCACCAGTTGCTGCCCCTGGGCGCCTTGCCCTCGCTCAATGAACCGCTGGGCAGGCATCAGGAAGTTGGCCACGATCTCGTCGTCTGACATCTTCATCTTGCCAAAGCCCGGCAGGTTCTTGCGAAGCCACTGCTTGATGATGGCCACGGCCCGGCGCACGAACCCGATCTCGGGGCGGTCTTGCGCCATCTCGGCCAAGACTTCCTCGGCGGCCATGCGGCGGTTGCCCTGCTTGCTGGTGTCCAGGCCGTAGGCGTCGGCCTTGGCCTGGACATCCTTTCGGCGAGTGGCCCACAGTTGGTCCAGGATCTGGTTCAGGCCATCACCGAACACCCCGCGCAGGCCCAGGTGCCCCAGGGTTTCATGGAACAGCACCCGGCGCACATCCTCGGGGCCCTTCATGTGCGGGGCCAGCAAGTAGGCCTTGCCCTTGTAGAAGAAGCCTTCAGGCTCGCCGACGGCGCCGCTCTCTACCTGCTTGTCGTTGAGCTTTTGCATCTCCACGGGGGCATCGGAGAACGATGCCAGCACCACCACTTCAGGGGAGTTTTTCCAGAAGGTGCGCAGGGATTCAACTTGTTGCTTGACCCGGTTGACCACCGAGGGAGGTGCCCACTCGTAATCCACCTGGGAGCGGTAGAAGGATTCGTCTTCGGGTTGCCGGGAGAAGTTGCCGGACTCCTGCTCGCCGGCCCCACGCTTGTCGATCACCACCATGCGGGCGTTCACCCCGGTGTTGACCGGCAGGGATGGGTCCATGAATGACCCAGCCGGCAGCTTCTCGCTGGTGCCGCCCTTGTCGTCAAGCCACTGACGGAAGGCCTCGGCCTTCTTGGACTGGTTGAAAAATGCCGACTCACCCATGATGGCCACGATCCGGCCGCCCGGCTTGAGCAGGTCATAGGCGTGCATGACGTGCTCAATGTCGCGGCCGTTGCTGAAGGGTGGGTTCATGATGATGCGGTCGTAGCCGCTTTCGGTGCCGCGATGGCGAACACCCACCAGCCCATCTCGGTCATACCACTCGCCGCGCCGGGAATCCACAGATCCGTCCGGCATGAGCGGCTTCAAGATCACGCGACTGCTTCCCATGCCGCCAGAGCCACTCATCACGCCCTCGGTGCCATCCGGAGCGCGGAACACGTCGCCATATGTGAAGAATTGGCGCGGCTTCATGTCCAGGAAGTCACGGAAGTCTGCCAGGTTGTAGCCCTTCTCCTGCAGCAACTCGCGGCGGTCCTCGGCCAACTCGATCACATCGGGCTCGGCGCCAGCTTCGCGGATGCGGTCGGCGATGTGACCCATGCCGGCGCTTGGCTCAAGCACGGCCATGTCGGGCGAGATGTCGGCGGCGGCGACCATCTGGTCGGCCACCTCAGCAGGCGTCGGGAAGAAGTCCAGGCCGTCATTCTTGCGGCCAGCCATGGACAGCTCCATCTCGCGCACCTTGTTCACGATGGCGCGCTCTTGCAGGCCGATGAACTCGCGCAGGGCTGAGCGGTACTCGCTGGGCGTTTCGATGCCGATTCGCTTGAGAGCGTTCAGGCGGTCGTGCGCGGTCTGGAATTGCCAGGGCACGGTCAGGCGATTGGTCTTGCTGCCACGGCGGCCGATGGCTTGCACCATCTCGGACCCAAACTCTCGCGTCAGCGTGATGCGCTTGTCCCCGTCGCCCGTCCACACGCCGCGGCTCATGGCCTCGCTGGGGCTCATGATGATGCGGTTCACGCCTCGTTTTTCAGACAACACGATGGCGCGATCAGCCAGGCCGCTGCGGCGAATGGCCCGCTCGGCGGTGTCCTTGCTCGGGAAAATGGCCGTCTTCACGTCATCGCCCTGGCGGATGCTAAAGGTGGACAGCTTGTAAAGGTTCTCGGGCTTCTTGGCGAACTCGATGTAGGCGTCCGTCACGTCGTCGGCCACGCTCATCAGTTGTTGCCCCAGCTTTTTGGTGCCGTCCACCTCCAGCATCTGGCGCGCCAGGCTGGCCAGGTCGGAGCGGAAGGCGGAAAAGCTCGGGAACTCGGCAAAGTCGGCGGTCTCTGCCGTGGCTGGCTCGCCGCGGCGCTTCTCCTGGTCGGCGTAGGCTGGGTGTTTGGCGCGCAACTCATCCTGCTTGGCTGCGGCCACTCGGTTGCGCAAAAGCTCGACTTGCGTCCTGGTGCGAACACCATCCAGGAACTTGGCGCGGCCCTCTTCAATCGCCTTGGCGATGTTGCGCATGGTCTGGGCCAGCGCCTTGGCTTCTTGGGCCTCGCGGTCTGCCGATGCGGCAAAGCGCGCCCGGCGTGCGGTGTTGGTCTTGCGGTCGCGGTCAATCGACTCCTGGGCGCGATCGTCCAGTTTGTCGGCCATCTCGTTCAGGCGCTCCACCGCTGATTGGCTGCGGTCGTCGTCGAAGGCATCCCGGCGCTGCTCAGCCAGGCCTTGGGCTTCGGTGGTGTCGCCGCCCGCCAACTTCAGGAAGGCCTGCGCAGCCTCCGGGGTGCGGAACTGGAAACCTGGAATGGCGCCATTGCCCCGGAAGCTGCTGTAGCTGCCGCCCAGGCGCTTGGCGGATGCCAGTACCGTGCGGTAATCGTCGGCGCTCAGGCGGTCGGCCAGCTTCACCACCCACAGGTCATGCCCATCGCGGGTGTGCTTCGTGGCCACGATCTCGCCGGCCGTGGTCTGCCCGGCGGATCGCACCGCCGTCTTGGCTGCGCGCTTGGCGGCCTCGCGGCTCTCCTTGGTGCCATCGGCCTCCAACTCGTCGTACTTGATGCGCTGCTCTGGCGTCAGCGTCAGGAACGCCTCGGCGCGAGTCATGCCCTCGCGGATCTTGACATTAAGCAGGCTGCGGAAGTCGCTCAAGGTCTGCGGGTTGTCCATGGCCGCCTGCTTGGCTTCGCGTTCGGCCTTGTACTCGGCGCGCCGGTCCGCAACTTCCTTGGCGAAGTTGTCAAGGTCCTCCTGGGTCTGGGCCTCTACCAGCGCCTTCAGGGCTTCGTGCTGGCGCTTGTAGTGCGCAGCCATGCCGCCACTGCTCATGATCCAACTGTTGCTGCCGTAGGTCTTGCCCAGGGCGTATTCGCTCAGCAGATCGTTGTAGAAGGCCTTGATGATGTCGGGCTTGGTTTCGCTCTTGTAGCGCATGTGGAAATGGGCCCCACCAGCGCGCAGGAGGTCGTCCTTCGTCTTGGTTGCCAGTTCAGCCTTAACCGCCGCCTCGCCACCCTCCAGCGCCGCAAAGCTCGCCTTGTAGTCGGCAATGGAGCCTTTGCCGTTTCGGGCGGCCTCCATCACCTCCATGTGACGGTCAACCGTCGGGGTCTTGCTGGCTGCTTTTTTCTCGGGCACGCGGTCAGCTTCGGTCAGGCCCTCGCCGTTCTTGGCGTTCATCTTCTCGATGGTTTTGGACAGGGGCTCTGTCTTCTTGACTGGCGCGGCTGGGCGCTCAGCCTTGTTGGCAAACCCCATGGGATGCCAAAGGCCGCCCACGCTGAACTCTCGGCGAGCCTGGCTGATGCCGTCGATCTCGCCGAAGTGGTCCTTTTCGCCAATGCGGTGTCGGATGTACTCGCCGCGCTTGAAGGTCACAGACTCCATCTTGTTGGTCTCGCGGCTCAGGCGCTCCAGGGTGAAGGTGTCGCGGTCGTTGCTTTCGCCAGTGGCTGCCTGTTGGTCTTGCTCTTGGGTGACATACCCATCCCGGCGCAGGCGCTCAATGGCCAGGTCTTCGGCCTTCTTCTTGGCTGCTGCCAGAAGGGTGTGGCGCCATCCGTCAGAATCTTCCACCGTCCACGCTTTGGCGCCCGTGTCTTTGGTCAGGGTGCCGTAGGTCATGGGGCGGCCGTCAGCATCCTGGAACGAAAGTTGCAGGCGCTTGGTGTTGTCGCGCTGACCCATGTCGCGCCACTCAAGGCGCTTGCGGGCTTCTGCTTCGGTGATTGGTTGCGACTCTGCGGGTTCTGGTGCGGCGTCTGGTTGCGCTGCCTGCGAGAACAGATCGCCGGTATTGTCCTGCCTCCCATCACCAGTGAACCCGGTCATGAAAGTGCTGTCGCCCACTTCGCTTTCGCGCTTGGCTTGGGCTTTCTCGTCCAGGGCGTTGGCCTGTTCGGCTCGGTCCTGTTGGGCCTCGATGTCGGCGCGGGTGGGCGCCGTGAGGCTCAGGCCTTCTTGGTCAGATCCACCGTCCCGTTGCCCTTGGCTTCGCGTTCCGCCCGCTTGTTCAGCAGGGCTGCCGCCACCTTGATCGCCTTCTCGCGCTCCGCTGGCGTCAGCTTGCTGAGCATTGCGGCCAACTTGGGCGATGGCTTGGCGGATGGCTTCTTGGGTGGCTGCATGGTATTCCTCTTGGCTGGCGCTATCGCCAACGATGCGGGCAGTATCGTCGCGGATGGCTTCGGTGTCGATGCCCAGGCCTTCAGCCTCGGAAATCAGTTGTTCGGTGGCTGCCCTGGTCTCTTCGCTCAGGCCGGTGTACCCGGCTGCATCGAGGTCTTCAGGTGCGAATGAGAAATCATCCCACGGGTCGCTCATTTCGTCCATCGCGGCCTCTTGGCGCCCGCGCAGTTCGGCCTTGATGATGGCCTCGGCGCGCTGCTTGGCACCGACAGGATCATTCTCGACGGCGCCGGCCTCTAGGTAACCGGATTCCTCCAGCACGCGGGCAACCTCGGACAGATCGGCCGTGCCGCCCATGCGGAACAACGGACCAATGCCGGGAATGGCTGGATTGTCCCAGGTGGTGTACTGCGTCTTCTTGCCTGCCTTGGATGTTCGGGTGCGCTGCACCTTCTCCGACAGGTCGGTCAGCAGGTCAGGCGACAGACCGCCCAGGGCGCGGCTGATGTCAGCCAGCGCGCCAGATCCGCGCACGGTTGGCGGGTGCTTGCGAGCCTTGGGTCGCTTGTCGACAACCTGGCCAGTCACCCCATCGGCTTGAACGTCGGCGCCTCCGGTTCCGGGTACTCGTTCTTTCGCTCCATCTCCTGGCGTGCCAGTGCCTGCCGGATCAGATCCTTTTTGACCTGGCTGGGCTTGGGTGGGCGCGCTCTGTGTTTGCGGTGCGTCTTGCTCATTGGCTTGCTCCGGCTTGGGGTTTTTCTTGGCCTCGAACTTGGCTTTGCGCTCTCGCTTTTCCACCTCCTGCTTGACCTTGCTGGCCCGGGGGTGGTCGGCGCCGTAGAACTCGCTGGCCTGGGTCAGTTCGTCCTCGGTCATCTCGGGCAAGGTCTTGCGCAGGAAGGCTGGCGGCTTCAGTTGGCCGCGTGCATCTCGTGCGGCTCCAGGCTGTGCAGCCACAGGACTTCCGAGATTTCGCTCTGGCACTCCAGTGCCGTCAGCGCGGCCAGATCCTCCAGTGTCAGTTCGCCCCCGAACATCAGAGCCGAATCCAGCGCCCTGTGTGCCTGCTGGTGCGTCAGGGCTCCCTGCTCCCACAGATCCTGCAGCTCGTCCGGCAGTTTGGCCAGTGTCGCCATTGATGGTCTCCGCTTGTGGTCGAACAACCCAGCCGCCAGTCACCTCGACCACGGCGCCACCAGATCGGCGCTGTTCGGTCTTGGCTGCGGTCAGGTTCTTGAATGGCTGGCCACCCGGGCGTGTGATGTCGCCGGGCTGGATGCTGCGGGCCTGCTGGCGATTGATGCGCTCGGCGTTGGTCTCGACCGAGATGCCATCCGGGCCGGCCACCATGCGGCCAGTCGGTGACGTGTCGTAACCGAGTGCGGGTGTTTCGCGCTTCTTGGGCGCGGGATCAGCCCAAACCGCCGAAGCCTTGCGGGCCTGCTGGCCGGTGGTGTCGTCGCGTTTCGGGGCTGACTGGCGGGCGTTGATCTGGTCTGCCCGGGTCTCTGGCCGGGCCTGGCCCCGGGAGTCCACACGGACAACCCCGGTGGGGGTGGTGTCGTAACCGATCGCCTTGGGGGCCTGTGGTTGCGCTGGCGCGGGATCTGCCGGAACCGCTGAGGACTTGCGGGCTTGGGTGCCCAGCGCATCGCGTTCGGCCTGGGCCTGGCGGGTGCTGATCACATCGGCGCGCACCTCGGGGGCGGCGTTGCCTGCGGCATCCACCCGGAAAGCTCCCGTCGGCGTCGTGTCCAGGCCAATCGCCGGGACAGCCTGGGGAGCACCCAGCGCATCAGGTGCTGGCCCAACATTGGAGCCCAGGCCGGCAGGCGGGGTGATGGGGGTCAGGCGGGCGCGCGAGATGATGGCCTCAGCCAGCGCCAGCATGTTCTCTCGGGTCTTGTCCGGGATGTCGCCGGGTCGATCTGCCTGCTCGGCGTAGTAGGCGGCCTCGTTGAAGGCCTCGTCGCCAAGGTTCTGACGGATGAAATCGCGGGTGGCGGGGTCTGCCAAGGATTCCTTGACCAGCATGGCACGATCAGCGAAGGCGGAAACCTCCTGTGTGGCATCGCCCATCAAGCCCATGGCCTGGGCCATGCTCGGAGCCTTCGGGATCGGCTGGCCGGCAAAGCCCGTCTTGTCGGCGCGGCCCTGGTTCTTGATGGCCTTCTGATCGTCGCTGAGCTGGCCTTCCATGGCTGCCATGGCGGCGTTGTACTGGCCTTCGGTGATCCCGACATCGGCCTGCTTGGCTTTGGCGTCCAGGCCAATGTCTGCAGCCCGGGACAGCGGATCGGTGCCGCCCGTCTTGAGGTCACGGATGGGGTCGCCCGCCTTTCCGGAACTCATCGGGCCAGCCACCATGCCCATTGCGCCACCAGACAGCAGGCCCAGGACGGCGGCCTCATCAACCCCATCAGACAGTGGTCTGCCCAGGGCCTGGTTCTGCCAGACCTGCTCTTGGATGGACTGAGGCAATTCTTCCAGCACACCTTCGGAGATGAAGCCTTCGATTGCTGCGCGCACCACACCCTTGCGGGCCACCGGGTTGATGGCAGCCTGTGCCAGCATGGTGTCCACGTCACCGATACCAAGGCGCTGAGAAATCTTGCCGCCCAGGGCGCCAAACACAGCGGTGCCAGCGCCAGAAGCGAGCGCCGACATGGATTGATCGGCACTCAGCAGCCGATCTGGCGTTTGCGTGCGGATCTGCTCAGCCGCCTGGCCTGCGCCGACAATGCCCTCGCCAAGAGCGCCGGCAGCAACCGCACCCATCTTTGGGGCAACACCAAGCAGGCCGCGAGCAACGCCAGCACCGCCCAGCATGGACGGGGCCGATTCGATGACTGCCTGGCCGATGACGGATGGGTTCTGGATGGCTGCGGCGAACTTGCCGGGGATCCCTTCGGCCTTCTGAAACTCAGCGTTTGCAGCCTTCTGGTTGTCCGTCAGGTATTCATCAAGAATGGCCCTGGCGCGGGAAGGCTCGTAACCCACCCCCTCAAGGGCTTTGCCGACTCGCCCGCCCGTTGCGATGTCAGCCATGCCGACAAACGACTCAGGCAGGGCAATCGCGCCCTTGAGCAAGCTGATGCCGCCGTCCTTTGCCCACCCGGCAACGCCGCGCGACTCGGGTTCAGCCGGAACCTGCGCTTCCTCCACTTGCGGAGGCGCGCTGAACCTGTAGCCGGACTTTTCCAGCGCGTCCAGGCCGGAGGATTGGGCCTCAGCCCAGCGGTCGTGCTTCTTTTTTGCCATGTCAGATCAGTCCTGCTTGTTTTGCGCGGAGCGTTTCGGTTTCAGTCAGTGGCTTGCCGCCTTTTTTGGCTTCGCCAACACGGCCTTGGAGCGCCTTCTTGCCCTCTGGGCTGGAGTAGTCGACCCCAACCTCACTGAACCACTTGGCGATGGACGCCATGGTTCCGCCCTGCGGTTTCGGCTTTGCTGCCTCGGGCTGTTTGGTCTGAGGCCTCGCGGCCGCCTGCGGCTTTCCTTGTGGGGCCGGCGCCTGCGCACCACCTGCCTGAGCACCCTGCGGCGCAGCAAAGCCCATCCCGGCCAGCACCTGATCGGAGTAACCCAAGGCCTTCACGCGGTCATAGGTCTGCTTGTAGGCGGCTGGGTCAGCCGATGCGGCCCGCAGCTCGCGCCCCACGATGGCTGAGGCCTGCTGATCCACCCACCGGGCACGAAGCTCGGCTTCGATCTCGATGCGCTTGGCTGCAACTTCGCGGGTTGTTGGCGGTTTGCCGCCGCCCAGGTCGCCGCCGCCTTGCTGCTTGGCCCAGTCCTTGACCAGATCGTCGGAGAGCTTGCCGAAGTCGGGCGGCGCCATCAAATCGCCCTGCTGGGGCTGCGCATCACCTTGTCCACCACTTCGCCCCCTGCCCTGGCCGCCGCTGTACAACCTGGTCATGGCGGCCTCAGCCCTGGCCTTGGCCGCATCAGCCTGCGCAGCGAGAAGCGCCGAGCGATCCTTGGCAATTCCCTCGTTCATGGTCAGGGTGCGTCCCTGCGTAACCCGTGAGTCAGCCAGGGCCTCGCGCTCCTTCAGGCTCATGCCATGGATGGCCTCCATCGTTCGGCCAGACATCGGGCTCAATGGCTTACCGTCGGCGCCCACCACCATGAAGTCGGCCACCTTGCGACCATTGCCCAGGTCCAACACTTGCCACCGACCAGTTGAACCCTCGGGGATCTTGAGCTTTCCGGTCTTGTTGAAGCCTTCGATGCCGCTCAACTGGAACGTGCCAGCCTTGCCGCTTTCGATGTCCTCAATGCTGGGCGCTGCCTGGAAATTCTGGTTCACGAAGTCCATGGCGCCCTCGGTCTCGATGGCCTTGGCGTGGCTCCGGCGAAGTTCGCTCAAGCGCAGCGCCTTTTCCTCGCCTTCGGGGGTGCGCATAAGGACGGCATCACGGCGCTGCGCGACAGCCTCTGGCTTGTTCATGGCATCCACCATGGACGCTGCCTGCTGGGTTTGCTCTGGCGACGTGCCGTAGGCGGTCTTTGGCCCACCCATGGCGCCCACCATGTTGGCAGACGGCCCCATGCCATCGCCGGGCGAGTTCACCTCGGCCACGACAGGCGCGGTCGCCAGACGCAGATCCTTCTGGTCCTGGGCTTGGGCCTTGAGACCTTCAAGCTGGAGGGCCTGAACTTCGGACTGCTGCTCTTCCAACTTCTTGCGACGTGCCCGGCGCTCGTTGTCGTCTAGGCCTTCCATGAAGCCGCCCGCAAACGAGCCCATGGACGAGAGTGCTCTCAACATGCTCATGCTGACACCTTGCTTTCGATCTTTTTGAGACGCTTGGCCAGCTCCTGAACAGCGCCCATCGTGATGCCGTTCATGCTCACCATGTCGATGACCTTGCCGCCCGGGGCCACCATGTCGCCCATGTTCTTTTGAACGTCCTGAGCCATGGGGCCGGTGTGTTTTTGCCCGCCATCGTCGGGGCCGCCCTTGGCGGGGTCATAGCGCCAGTCTTCGTCCACGGGCGTTTTGACGACGGCCTCAAGCATGGATGCGGTCTTGGCTGGCTTTCCGGTGCCTGACTTGATGTCCTCGTCCGAGGCGGCCCACAGCTTCGCTCCAGCCATCCCTAGCGAAGCGAGCCCACCCATGTCCATTTGGCCGTCCTTTTGCTGCATGGACGCCACCTGACCGTAGATGTTCCCGGCGCTGGCGTTACCTTGAATGGCGGTCCCGAAGCCCTGGCCCATCAGGCCAGCGCCTGACATCCCCGTTGCATTTGCTGCATTTGAGTTGCCCACCGAACTGTTGCCCTGCTGCAAGGCCACGCTCGCGCTGGTTGCCTGGTTGCTGGCCAGGTTGCGCCCCAGGTTGGCGGCGTCAGCCATCCGGGCGTAACCCAGGGTCTCGACGTTGCGCCGGGCCGTGTTGGCTGCGCCAGCGCGCATCTTGGTGCCGGCCAGGGCTGCATCACCCGCCAAAGCCATGGCCTGATTGCCCGACATCGTGCCGCCGCTGCGCGCCACGTTGCGGTTGAGGGCGGCCATGTTGGCGCCCTGGGCCAGTTCGACATCGGCCACGGCCTCGGCCGCAGCCTGGTCACGCCGCTGGGCGGTGTCGAACTCCTGCGCCGCATCCACCATCTTCTGCTCAAGAGGGCGGAAGGTGTTTTTCTGGTAGTCGGCGTAATCCTTGGTGATCTCGTTTTGCTGCTGCTGGGCAAGCAATTGAGCATCGGACACTTCATTGGCGCGGGCTTGGGTTGCCTCGCGCTGGGGGCGTGTGGCCTCGTACTCCTGCTTGTAGAAGTCCAGGGCCTCCTTGGCGATGGCGGCGTTTGCCTCGGCGGCACGGTTCATGCCGGAATAATCCGGCGAGTCACTGCACATGATCGTGCTCCTTCGGTTTAAACGTCTTGACAAACCCCGTGCTCACGGCGTCGTAGCCAAGGCGGCGCATCAGCACATCGGCGTTGTTGACCAGCTTGGAATCGGCGCGAATCTCCAGCACGCCCAACTGGTCGACCAGCACGCGCTCGGCGTATCGCAGGAGGTGGATGGACAGGAATCCACCGCGGTGCTCCGGCAGGATGAAAAGCGTGTCCTCTTGGGCAAACGTGGTCTGGGTGTGCCGGGAGGTGCCCAAGTACATCCTCAGATTGCCGACAAGGCGCATTTCGGCCAGCTCGCGCACGGTGAACTGAACCATCCGGCCAGCCTGCTCGCTCGCCACCATTGCCTCGTAGTCGGGGTCCATGCGAAGGCCGTGGCGGTGCTTTTCCGTCTCCGCCCAATGCAGGACGTGCAAGCCGTGCATTTCGTGGAGGATGTCGCCCAGGCGCTCCACCTGGATGACGTAATCGCCATGAACGCGGGGCGCAAAGCGCGAGATGTCCAGCGGCAAACCGTCGGCGCGGCGGGCTGCAACTTCAATGGCAGCGGCCACCTCTGGCGTCAACACCTGACCCAAATGGCGGCCAATCTCTGCGCGAAGGGCTTTGATGTTGATGGGCGTCATCCCACCCACCATAGGCACCACTTCGCCGGAATCAAGCCAAAGGTCGGCCCTCGTCTGGCTCGACCGTCTTGTCGCAGTGGTCCGGGTCGATTCTGTCCAAAATCCTGCACAGGATGCACGCCCACCGCTTGCCCCGCTTGCGGGACTTGGCCGCCCGGCTGCTGATGGTCTCGTCCGGGAATCCGCCCAGGACCGTGTTGATGAACTGGTCCAGGCTGACCAGCAGGTTCCACAGGTAGGTTCTCAAGCTGGCCATTGGATCGCCTCCAGTTCCTCGGGGGTGGTTGCTGCGTCGATCTGGGTGCGCAAGGTGCGGGCGATACCGTGGGCACCGTTGACATGCTGGCCCAGGGCTACGCCAACACCGATCATCTCGGTGGCCGTCAGGGTGGCCTGGGTGTTGTCGGCCAGGGTCCAGTCGATGCTGAACGGCTGGCCGGTGGCTTGCGCCAGGGTGGCTAGTTGTGCGGCGCCCTGAATACGGCGCTGGCTTTCGGAGTCGCCATCAAAGGTCTGGCCATCCCAGACAAATGGGCCGAACTCCATGGACTCGCGGGCCGCCTTGATGCGGGCCCATGCCTGGGCCCGGCCTTCGGTGAGGTCATAGGTCCACTGCTTGGTCGACCAGTTCCAGGTGTGCGAGGCGGATGGCTGCTCAGGGATTGCCTGAACTGCGGACCCATTCCAGTAAGCAGGCAGCGGCCCGCTGTAATCCGTGAGAGTGGCAAGCTGACCGGAAGGTGCTTCTGGCATACCCTCCAGCGACGGTCCCGTGAGGATAGAAAAGACGCAACCATCGGACTGCGTGAAGTAAGCGGCTCTCAGCATCTGTTTCTTTCTTCAGACGCCCAGCTTGATGGCCGCCACGCAAGCCAGGGATGCAGCAATGATTCTATTGTTTTGATTTTCAACGCTTCCTCCAATCTGGTATGTGTGACCTCCAGAAGTTGGCGTATCCATGAACACATATGCAAGATCCGCCTCCTCGGAGCTTCCGGGAGAAATTCTTTTCCCATATGCGGATCTCAAGAGGCTGCCATCCCTGTAAATGCGCAAAACTGCTCGGCCAGAAGATCCTCCGACCACTGATCCGGAAACTCGGACTGACCCCGAAACTATTACTCCGCCGCCTTTGGCGTCAAACGAGCCGGTTCCAGTCACCCAAGTGGTGTTGTTGCTAACCGAGCCAGACCACTCAACGCCAACGGGAATTACAACGGAGTTCCCCTTGAGGTTTATCGAATCGACAGCCTCAACCGCTGCCGCAGTCATCGTCCCGGAAAATGTCCCGGATGCCGCATCCAGGTGATTGGCTGTGATGTCGCCACGCGCCGTCAGGTTGTCAATCTCAACATCGCCGTTGTAGTTGATCCTCATGCCCGATGTGCCGGCCACGTAGTTCGAGGATTCGATGTTGGTCGCGTTGACCTTCAGGCCGCCAATCTGCCCGGTGCCATCGGCGCGCAGCGCAAAGCCCTGGCTGTTGAGGATGTAGTTGCTGGACCTGATGGACGTGGTGTCCATGTAGATCCCGCCCACCCAGCCGGTGCCATCCGAATTGAAGCGCCACCCGTTGGAGCCACTGACCCAGGTGGTGGACTGGATGTAGGTTGACCCGATGAAGCTCCCGCCAATGGCCCCGGCGCTGGCGTAGACCGTGCCGCGCACCACCACGTTGTTGAACTCCGCATACCCGTCAGGCCGGACGATCCAGCCAATGGATCCACCCGTGTAGGTGGTGCTTCGCAGGTTCCCGCCGATGGCCCCGGTGCCCACCGTCAGTCGGCTGGCGCTGATCTCGGTGGCCTGCACGGAGTCGGCCACCAGGGTGCCAAATCTGGCCCACATCGCCGTGAGGTTGGTGATGTAGGCCGAGTCCATGTAGACCCCAGCCGGGTAGCTCACCCCTCCCTCGGTGCCGCCAGACGTGCGGATGATGAAGGGCTGAACAGGGCTGTATCCGGTGCCGCCCACGATGAACGTGTCCGTGCGGAAAACGATGGTGCCCTGCACCCCGTCGTTGTTGGCCGCCCAGCCGATGGTGTAGCCGTTGACATCGAGCTTGACGCCGTACTTGGCAAACAGAAGGCCGTCCTGGCTGGCGCGAGTTGCCGCCTCGGTCTGGACGGATGCCGTCAGGGCGCCACCACCATCAAGGCCCGGGGTGTAGGCCGTGAGGGTGTCGCCCTCCTGGACCATCAGGTCGTCGAAGTCGAGAATGCCGTTGCGAGCGGGGGAGCCGGTTGCGGACGTGAGGTAAATCTGGCCGCCAGTCTCGACCGATGCGCCCCAGGTGATCCTGAAGGCGTAACGCTGCCACTCGCTTGACAGTGGTGGGTTCAGTAGGGTGGTCGATGTTGCTGGGTGCGTGTTCCAGCCCAGGACCATCGTTCGGCCAATCTGCCCGCCCGAGCCCTTGGCGTAGAAGCTGATGACGTAGGTTTTCCCAGTCACCCAGTCGGGATTCATGTTGCTCGACTGGATGTTGATGCCCTGGGTGTTGGTGTTCGCTGTCCCGGTGAAGTTCACGCGCTGCGCGAGCCCGCCAGTCCTGCCAGCCACCAAAGACACCGACGTGGAAATCGCCCCGTTGTTGTACTCGCCAACCCCGTCAGCAAACCCGTTGCCGTTCACATCCAGCTCAAAAGACGAGTTCTTGACCCGGTTCCCCGCCGCATTGGCCAGCGACGACTGCACCGTGGTGATCAGGCTGGCATTGGCGGCATCCCCGCTGATCCGGTTGGCAGTCTCGGTGACCACGGCCGCCGCTGTGGCGCCGATGCGGGCGTCATCGGAGAGCACCCAGGCCGCGCCAGACCAGCGCAGGGTCTGGTTGTTGCCGATCGTGCTGACGCTTGCTGATGTGGTGGGGATGTAGCGGCCACGGGTCGATCCGGCCTCAAGCTGGCGGGCTGCCACATAGAGCCCGCTGGCGCCGTTGCCGGTGTAGATCGTTGGCCCCGAGTCGTTGTCCTCGATCTGGATGCGCTGGATAGGCGAGACAGTGCTACCCATGGCGGCCGTCAGCCAGCAGCGATACCACCCACCACCCTCCGACACCATGCCGCCAGAGCCACCGGCGTCGAGGGCTGATGCCACGCCGGTGGCCAGGTTGAACCGCCAGCGGATCATGGACTGGCCGCCGCATTGCAGTCCCAGGATCAGAACCGATCGCTCGGCAGACTTGGCTGATGTCGCCAGGGTATAGGCGCCGGTCGCGTCCAGCGCCTGGTTGCGGTCGAACAGGTGGGCCTGGTTGGCCGTGCCTTCGCGGATCTTGTCGGCGTTGATGACCCCATCAGGCCCTGCGACGGCATCGGCCACGATGGTGCAGCCAGCAGACGCCGAGGCCGCCCACTGCACCATGTCGTCAGACCACAAAAACAGGTTCGTGCTTCCCGTGTCAATCCACAGATCACCCGTGGCCACAGCCGTGGGCACAGCAGCCTGCCGGAAAGTCTGGGTCTTGCTGGGGATGAGCGCAATGGGCGTTGCCAGTGAGCTGGCCAGTTGCGCGGCCGTGAGCTCGCCACTCAGGACAGACAGCAGGGCAGACACATCCTGCCCGGTGGTGACCACCACGCCATTGACGCCGCCAGCAGGATCGGACTCCACCCCGTCGTTGCTTTCCCACTTGATCCAGATTCGCCATTTCACATCAGGGTCAGAGGCAACCGATGCAATGGTCTGGGCTCCAGGGGCTGCAGACACTCGCACAGCGTCGGCGATGGTGTAGAGCGTGGCATCGGCTGCCGGTTGCTTTGTGGCGTAGATGTTTGTTTGCTTGTGCCCGTGGCCTGCCGTGTAGGACGGATTGCCCCACTGAGCGATGACGCTGGCCAGGGCGCCCACCGCAGTCAATCCCGTAGGCGTAGGCGGCTGCGTCAGGTCTGGGGGCTCAACCCCTGCGCCGGGTGGGCCTTGCTCACCGGCCGGGCCTTGTGCGCCCACTGCAATCTGGCTCAGGTCGATGGGAAGCAGGCGCCCGCGCTCATCGGCCAGACCGGCGCCCTGCAGCGCACGAATGGTCGGCGTATTGTCTCGCAGCCAGTGCAGGGCCTGCCGCATCTGACTGAGCATTTCCCGCAATGGCGCATCGGTCTTTTGCGATGCGTCCCGGATGTCCTTGAATCCGTCGCTCATCGCAGCTCCGCCACGCTGTTGACCAGCTGGACGGCCTGGACCGGGTTCTGGGACTCGACCTCAACCTGCCAGTCCTCGCCCCACCCATCGGGGATGGTGAACGGGTCGGCGTCGGTCACGGATCGGGTCAGGATCAGCGAGCCATCGCGCCAAATCTTGAGGTTGACCGGGTAGGCGTCCGCTGTGACTTGGCAGTAGACCATGTACCGCTTGTCGCGCACGATCCCGCTTTTGTGCCGGCACGTCATCTTTGTGGCGCCAGCGTCCCACTTCTTGATGGCTGCGCCGTCCAGCACATAGAGCGCATCACTCAGGGTGTCGCGCACCATGGCGTTGTAGCCCTTGGACAGCCAGAAGATCCCGCCACCCTGGGGGTCGATCATGAAGCCCTTTAGGGTGCCGTCGTTGTAGGAGGCGAAGTAGACTCCCTCGTATCGGTCGGCCACGATGGTGCTGGGCACAATGGCCTGCCAGTCGTCTCGCGTCATGACCGATTGGGTGATGACCCTGCCGCCGCCATCGCCAAAGTAGACCAGGCCATCAGGTGATGCCCAGATCACACCAGACCCGAACGACACCACGGACTGGGAACTCACACACGACTGATCAATGTCCAGAGGTTGGGGGCTCAGGTTCTCCGGGGTGTCGCCCGTGACGAGGTAGGGCCGGCCGGTCGTGAGCACCAGCAGGTTTTGCTGCCAAACGGCCAGGGCCACAGGCGTATCCGTGAAGCTAAAGCCGTAGCGCAACGGCCAGGCGTACAGGGCGCCAGGCTCACAGATCCGCACGGACTTGCCGTCGATCATGGCCGCCATGCCGCCCCACATATGGGTCAGGAACTTGCCCGTAGCGGGTGGCTCGATCCATGCCCCGAGGGAGCCAATGCCTTGCGTCTGAAGCAACTCGCCCAGGGCGCGCGAGTCGTCCAGCGGCTGGGTGATGCTCGCGCCAATGACCAACTCGCGCAGGAAGTAGTAATCGGTCTCGCCCGATGTGCCCGTCTTGGTTCGGTAGATCCGCCTGCGGTTTATGTTGTAGGTGCCGCCGGGGGGCGCCTCAAGGCTTGTGAGGTCGACTGTCGTTCCGGCGTAACCTGTGACCGCCGCACTTGGGGGCGATGGCGCCGACTCCCAGCCCAGGTCATTGACGAAGGTGTGGACGTAGTACCAGGTTTCCTCGACCCCCACCGCCGCACCTGCGGTGTTGACCGTCACCGTCATGGCCGAGATCGGCGCAGCCACGCCCAGCACGCGAGAGTTTTGCGGGTTCTCCAGTACGCCAGAGAGGGCCGTGTTGTCGGTGAACTTCGGCGCCCCGTCCCCGGAGTAGAAAATCCGCTTGGTCGAATCGTTCGTGTCCAGGCTTCGGATGGCGTGAACAACAGAGGTCCACGACAGCCAGTAGATCGCATCCGATGCTGAATCCCGGCCGTTGGTCAGGATGGTTTTGCGCTGAGGGCTTGCCGGGACCGTGGCCACAGCCAGGGGTTCATTCCATGGGCGAAGATCGCCACGGCCAGGGTGCTGGTTGACGCTATCGACACCGAAGCCTTGCGGCAACTGTCGTGGGTGAAGCGCCCGGTTGGCGCCAGTGAATCCGGCGATGATCATGCGACCATGAAACCAGCGAGTTCGCCGGAATCAAGGGCAGTTCACCGGCTCACGCTGATGCTTCGGGTAGTAGGGCCTCCACAGCCCGTGATCACCGATCAGCTTGTACTCAAGAAGGAGCCTGACCGCCGCCTCGGACTCGCGCTGAACGCGGGCCTTGAGTTCGGCGACGGTCTCGGCGGTCATTTCGGCACCGTCGCCAGGATCTGCCCAATCACCGGCTCCCACACACCCCGAGGCCCTGGGTCTGCGGCTTTGGCTGGGGCACACCGGGCCAGCGACTTGCTGGGCGACTCGGTGGAGGTGATAAAGCACTTCATGGCGGCAAGGCTGGCCAGGGTCGGCCCGGCGACGATGCGCAGTTGCGGCCCCTTGGTGCTCGCGCACCACCAGGACAGCCAGCCTCCACCTGAGCCGAAGCCAAAATCAGGATTGAGCCCGGCGCCACCAATCACAGGCAGGACGCAAGACGCCAGATTGATCGGCACTGCCTCGCAGCGCTTGACGACGCCTGGGGCTGGGTCCACACCCCCGAACGTCTGGATGCTGCACGGCTTGGCCTGGGTGATGTATCCGTAGGCCCACCTGGTGTCGATACCAAAGCGGTAGACGCCCGGCGTGGTGAGCTGCTGGTTCTCGACCACCTGGGCCTGCGCACTCATCACAGCGCAGGCCAGGGCCAGGGTGGGGAGGTGGTGGGTCATGGCGTGATCGTGTCAATCAGCGCACGAGCCTCGCCACCATAGATCAGTGCGCAGGTGTTTGACGATGGGTGGATGCCATCCGTCGTCGGCCAGTTTGCCGTCCCGTTCGTCAGCCACTTGAAATAGTTGGCACTGGCCCTGTTCGAGTCTGCTCGCAGCGAGTTGTAGTTCAGGTAGTAATCGACTCCGGTCCCTACCTGGCTCGCGCAATACTGCTCGAACACATCAAACTCGCCGCCAGGATTTTGCCAATTTGTCTGATTTCCTAGGGTTGCAAATGAATCTGAGGAATTCGCGCTTGGGAACAAACTGGTGCGCACCAGTTTGAATCCAGACGCTCCGCCGCCCCGCTTGATGACTGTCCACAGTTTGCTAACGTGAGCTTGTTGGACATTGTTCGTGCCGTATTGCTCAAACACAATGTTCGCGTATTTAAGATACGCCTCTGGCAGTCCGACATTCGTTGCCGTCGCGCTGGACAGCGACGCGTCAGATGTGCCGTTGCCAATCCAGTTGAGGACTGTCCCGCCTGGCCAGCCGAAGTTGATGCACGCCAACGGGTTGGCCTTTGTCGCGTAATCAGAGTATGCGGCTCGACTGAAGCCCCTCGCGTGTGTCGCTGCGCTGTCGCCGACGTAGGCCGTGATCGAATCGCCAACACCCGCGAGAAACTTACCAGACGCTGCTGGGGTGCCGATCAGCACCGGCAGCATCGGCTCTCCGCCAGCAGGCTCAACCCCAGCGTAGCTTGAAGGAATGAACTCGCCGACACCATAGACGCCTGGCGACATGTCAATCTCTGATTCGTTATAACGCCACTTGTTTCCGGACGGCCGTGCCAAAGGGCACTTTGGCCACTTGTGCGAAGCGTCCGCACGAATCCTGATCCGCCAAAAGCCCTCGGTTCCACGCGGGAAAACCCCACCGGAAATGCCAAAATCCGCCGGATACACAGGGTCTGAGTTGATGTCTGTTGTGCCGTTCGTGACTGTTTTGCTGGGCAGACCTCCCCATGTGATCGCCTTGTACTGGCCACCGATCTCAATCGCCAATTCAGGAATCTCATAGTCTGTCCCTCCAGAAAACGAGATTCCCCATTGCTCAAAGACCCAATTAAACAGGCTGGCGCGCAGGTCAACCCAGTCGCACGAACCCAAAACAAACGGAATCCGGTAGACGTTGTCTGGGCGCGTGTCACTACCTGTCGCATACCCCTTCGGGGCCACTGCGTTCAGCGTGCTTGCACCTCTCAGAGCCAATGGACCCCCACCCGCCCCCGCAGCGGCAATGATTGCCCCGCTGGACGTGGATGCGGCGCTGCCCCATGCGTTGCTGGCAGTCTCCCGGATGGCCAGGGACTTGCCCTCATCGGCTGTGATGGGGGTGTAGGTGGAGCCAGTCTCGCCCACGATCACGGCGCCATCCAGCAGCCACTGGACCGCTTTGGTGATGGGCGTGGTGCCGCTGTAGGTGCCGGTGGTGTACGACGCAGCAGCGCCAACTGCAGGGGTGCCCACAATCGCTGGTGCCGTGGTCACGCCAGGGGCGATGCCTGCGATCACGCCAGAGGTGCGGCCCTGATACGTCAGGCCAGACACCAAGCAGCCAATCACCCGGCCAATGTCGCCAGACACCAGGGTGTACGTGCTCGACGTGGCGCCCGAAATGTTGGACGCCCCCGTCAGGTCAGAGGCGCCGTCAGCGCCGCGCACCCACTGATAGGTCAGCGTGCCGCCATAGCCCGAGGTGATGGATGCAGTCAGGACAGAGCCAACTGCGGTGGTGCCGGTGATGGTGACGGCAGGAGCGCCGCCAGTGCCGCCAGAGCTGCTTGCAATTGCAATGGAGCGCATGGATCAGGCCTCCTGCATCACGTACAGGTCGCCAGTTCCGCTCAAGGCCAAGGCTGCGATCTGATGCCCCTTGGGGATGCGGACGCGGATCAGTGCGCTGGCTGGAATGGTGCGGTCGCCGGGCGTGCCCGCAACCGGCTTGAGCGCCGTGGGCGAGACACCAACAGCGTAGGTGAATGCGGTGGTTGCCCAAAGGACGACCTCCTGCTCATAGGCGGCAGTGGATCCGGACACAGCCTGAGATGAGCCCGTCAGACCCAGATGCAGGGTGTTGCGGTCGATGGCGGTGGAGAGGGAGAGTTCCATGTTGGGCCCCTTTCAGTTTGAGTTGCACTGACTCAGCAGCGCGTTGAATTTGTCGATCACTTCGTTTCGCTCGGCGAGGATTCGTTGAGCTCGGGCAGCTTCCCCGACAAGAAAGCTCGCATCCGGTCCTGAAAGCTCGGTTCCTGAGACGCCACCACAGGCCCCACCCCGGATAACTTCAACCCGGCGCGGGGGCCTGTTGCGCAGGCTGTCAAGCTCACGCTGATGCACAGCAACAATGAAGTCCTGAACCTGCCGGCCTGTCTCTGTGATGTGATCCAGCTCATGCTTAAGCCCTTCCACTTTGGCGTCGGCCAGTGATTCGGATGCAGCCTCTTTGGCCTTCCAGTCGATGCGCTCGCTCGTGCAGCCGCCAACCCAGCAGGCCAGGCACGCGGCAGCAATCAGGGCTGCGCGGATGGCGATGGCTTGGAGGTTGAGGGCGGCGATTGGTGTCATTCACCACCCCAGTCAGGAAGGTCAACGGTCTGGCCTGTCAGCGCATGGGTGCAGTCGCCCAGGAACTGGATTCGTCCATCGGTGACGAAGGAGTGGCACACAGCAGGTGGTGCACCATCTCGGCCAGCGTCGGCGCCTTCGTAGGTCACCAAGACGCTGGGCGTAAACGTCGGCTTCTCGTGGTTGCCGTTGAAGTCCCAGTTCGGGCCGATGTCTGAGCCGTGCTGGATGTAATGGGTGCGCTCGCAGCCTGGGCACTTGAAGCCAAGTAATTCATCGCGCTGCTGAATCTTGCTTGCCATCACGACACCTCCAGCGTGATCAATTCGCCGCGCTTTTCGGCGGCCTGGATCTTGGCAAGCAGAGGGCCGAACGCCTTGACACTCGATGTCACGCTGTTGGCCGTCTTGCCTTGGCCCACAAGAACGCAGCCCTCGGTGTCGGCATGGGTGTTGCCCGGATGAATGCGGATTCCCTCAAAGCCCGGCACGTTGGCCACCAGGGGCAGCAAGCGCTTGAAGCGGTTGGACATCGTGACGCTCACCGGGTAGGTGCCGCGCGGGATGGCTGTCTGGGCCTTGATCTTCCAGGCCGCCACAGGCTCGCCCTTGACCTCGCGCACCTTGTCTTCAAGGGTGAAGCACTCAAAGGCGTTGTCCACGAACAGGCACCCGATGGTGCATTCGTTCGTGAAGTTGGTGCGGACGAGTTTGAGCTTCATGGCTGATCAACCCTGACGCCAAGGCTGGCCTCAGCCCGTTGTTTGGCAGCGCTCTCCAGCCAACTGATGGTCTTGGCTCCAAGGTGCCCAGCGACACCGACAAGCGGGGCTGTGAGGATCTGCTGAATGTCGAAGTATTCGCACACCCAGAACGTCAGCAGGCCAGCAAATGCGCTAGTGGCAATTTCACCGATCAA